ATGTATGCGAGAACATCCATTAGATTATCCGATTCATAGACCACCAACTCACGATGCCAGAGAGTGACCATTAACTTAAATTGGGTATGTTCTTCTTCGTAAATACGAAAGCTATATGACCCATGTTCACTCAAAGCATAATCGATGATGTCAATGAATTTGTATCCAAAACTTGGGATAATATGCGGAATCACCTCGTTAAGACCATCATGGACTAAATGAAGACCATCGAAATCATTAGAGTTCAGAGAGATTTGCACCACCATCTGATTTGTTTCGGGATTGTAAGATCCAGTGTCCATTCCAAATTTTGCTAGTTGTTGCTTAAGTTCTTTATATGCAACAGTACCATTATCGTTCTTCAGCAAAAATTGCCAATCAGGTTCGTTGGACTGTTGAATTTTTTGCTCTGCGATTTGATTCTTGATAGATTCAATCTGATCAAAGAGCGCGAGTGATTTTTCACGAAGCCCCTCTGCCAGATCCTGAATAGATTGTCGCTCAGATTGAAGTGTTGCTAATTGTTGTTCGAGAGTCATAAATCACCCAAAATGGATTTTAAGATCGGTAAAAGAAAGCTGGATAGAATCATCCATATTGTTAAGAAGATCCTTCAACTGTTTAACAGAAAGTTTATTGGACGAGATACTAGCGGAGATTTCACTCTGTTCAGTGTTGATCAATTCAATGTGTTGATGTTGTACATGCAAGCGTACTCCATTATCCCAATCCACAAGCACCAACCCGTCCGCCCATTCGCTATCCCTAGAGACAATAGTGCCAAAATCACTTTTGCCGCCATGTGCACCGGGGCCGAAATAACGAACGCGATCACCAATGTTAAAAGTCATTTTACTTCTCCGCAGTTTTGCTTGGTTGATGTGCCTATCGTAGTCACGGTGAGGTCAAAAGTCAACGATTAGTTGAACAAGACTTTGACAGGGTCAACCAATTTTGTCAACCAAAAATCACACTCTTCAATGACAGTTCTTTCAATCGGTCCAGTTGGACGATGAATTTCAGGAATTTTTTCAAGTTGTTCTGCATCAAGTTCTTTAAAAACCTTCATCCGTTGAATAAAAGTTCCACGTTTAAACCAAAATGGATAATCGTTGAAGTTAATCCCTTTCTGGAACAACATTTCTTGTTTCTCTTCCCCACTCTTTCCATGGAGTGTCTTGTGACTATACACAGATTGAGCGGCCATGGTAATAGCATTCTTAACACAATCTTGTTGACGCCATACCAGAGTATTGTATGCTTCAGTTAGGTTTGGAACCGCAAATACTCGACAATCAAATACAGGCATTGTTGCAACTTTTTCCGGAAGGTATTCCGTCAGATGTTTATTCATGAATGCGCTTGCTGTTGATGCAAGAATACTTTCCAGTTTTTGAACACGACCACCAAATGGATACTCTTGCTGAGAATCAGATGGAACATACCAAACAAGACTAATTTCATCTGATTGATGATACCCAATCTTGGCACCATATCTATCAACCAATTCTTTTGTGATGGCAATCATCAAGTTTTTTAAACGTTCATCATATGGACGACGTAGACCTTTGGTGAAAGTATGAAAAGATTTGCCATCAAGTCTTGCAATTATTGGTTGACCTTTAAAGATGACTCTGCCCGTTGTTGCAGACTCATACATTTTCATGCGATCACCAAAGGAATCATTCTTATAGGACATTATTTCGCCATTATGTCAGATTTTGTTAAGTTTCTTTTAACCGGGTCTTTCTTGTGCTGGATTTTCCCACAATGGGCACAATTTCGAGAATAATACCCATCATACGTAGTTGTTCCTGGCTCAAGTCCAGTGATTCCTGCCCAAGATACCCCTTGAAACCAAATGTCAGACCATTTTCCCCAAGAATGAAACCCAATTCGACACAACAATTTTTGAAACCGCATAGCATCAATCCACATTTAATAGAGTCCTACGTCTAACAGTCAAATTCTCGTCAGCAGAATGGTAGTATCGGACCTGAAAATTCCACGCATCTTTTTCGATAAGTGGACCATCCCATTCATTCCGATAATAAACAGAATAATCCCATTTTCCATTGGCATTGGTCCATTTCCGAACAGACTCAATTATAGCGATGACTCCACTGCCATCACATGCTTTCCAAATTTGTTCACTGTGAAATGCGGGTCCATTCGCCTTGTGAAATTTTCTTTCTCCATTCATTTCATTCGCCCTAAAATTTGAGTCTGTCTGCAGCAGTCGATGCAGCAAATGAATTTGGTTTGACTTTCGGGTCTATGTTGCAAACTCCGCGAACATAACCGACTGCTTCAGAAACTACGCAATGACTTCCGTACTTTTCATTTGGGTTTACATCTAGGTGGATTTCAACTTCTCTATTTTCAAACAAATCTTGAAAGTCAAGGTAGAGTTGCGAAATCTTATATACCTCGTTCATTAGTCTAAAACGAGGACGATCATTCCTGACTTCATAGTCTGGCTCCCGAACAGTCTCTCCAAAGATTTTACAACCGTTGTTATTGTTGATATGAATCACAACAACGGTTGTATAATCTGCAAACCATTTTCCATTGATCAAAACTCGCTCGGAGTCACAACCAATATAGATTTTGCTGTCAGTGCTTTGGCTGCCTAAAAATGTTTTTAACTCATCTCGAGATATCACTTTCTTTCTCTACATCATTTTTTTCTTTGCAATTGTAATCCAAAATATTGCGATATGTGCTCAGAACAGGAATTCGAAATCCAGTCACAGTAAGCGTACAAACTTGTCCGACACGAATGTTGCGGTAAAAATCGGAACTGTCAAACTTCAAGGACCAAAGAGAATCAACATTTTCAAAAACTTCGCGATCCGTGAAAATAAGATATTTACTACCATCTTTGATTACAACTCGTTCCTTTTCGAGAATCTCTACGTTTAGAACTGTTTCCATTGTCGAAAAATGGACGATAGGACTTGCAGCAATGACAATTAGTGCAACAACAATGACGATTACAATAGAGACAGAGGACCAAAGATTTCTACTATTATAGCGAGTGCGCATCGTAATTCTCCCAATATTTAGAAACAGAACAAACAGAAATGAAAACAGGATTGGTTGTGAATGAAGAAATTTGTTTAAGGGCAGAAAATTCTGAGTGTGAAATTACGTAAACATCTTCACTTTCACAGTTACTTTTTTTAACTTTTGCATGAAATTTGTAAAGAAACAAGTTGATCTCCATCGGAAAGTTTGTGCATTGTAACGTGATCCTGTCTACGTGTCAACATGAATACTGCCCTTTCGGGCAGTATTTTCTATCATTTTTTCGCTTGCTTCTGAGGAGCATCTACTGTCGCAGTAGGTGCAGGCTGATCAATTTGGGATAGTGCTTGAGAGCGAATCTTTTGGATAAGTTCAGCAACCACACTATATTGTCCGCCACCAAGACTAGTCAAAATGACATTCGCTTCTGCTACAGTAAGGGTAAGATTGATTTCTTGATTTTCCATTTTTTTCCTTTTTCAAAAATTATTCATCATCGGGTTCAGTTTCAAGGTCAATCCGAAGATCGCCATAAATTTCCAACAGTTCTTTGTTGGAAATGTTGTCCCAATTTGGGTGCAAATATTCGCCCAATTCTTCTGCTAAACGATGGCATTCTGCGATCACCATGTTTCGCATTTTAGAATTCTCTCCCACTTCGCCAGAAATATGATACCACTGGGAACCGAAGTTTGTTGTCAGAAGTTCTGCCTTGGAAACGAACAGTGGCTGTCGTGCCCTTGAGTTTTTCTTTGCTTTTCAGCAGATCTGCTGCAAACTTAAAATCGCCCCTCATTCCGGCATTTTGAACAGTTCCATCTTCAAGAAAGATTTCTATAGACTTTGCTGCGCCTGCCCAATTTCCAACACCCTCAACGATATCCGAAATGGTGAATTCCGCATCATCAAATTCTTTGTTTTTGAGTAAGAAATTTGATCGCTTGTTGTCGTAATGCCCTTCTACAGTCCTGAGCATCTGCCCTTCATACCCTTGCTCAAGATATGATGAGAATTCTTGATCCAATTCTTCGAGATTATTTACCTTTTTGGTTTCAATAATTTTTATTTTTTCACTCAAATCTTTAAGTTCAGATTGAAGTATAGCATATCTTTCCTCATAGTTCAACTTTTCTTCAGTAATAATGTCATAGACATGAAATTCGATTAACTGCCTCGACTCGGCAATGTCCAACTCAGACGGTTTAGTTTTGCGGATAACACTAACCAACTTCTCAAATTCACTTTTTAATTGGTGGTTATACAACTCACCGTCCAATTTTCTATTTGGGTTGGCAACAAAAAATTGATTCAAAATTTCCTTGATATGGGGAGTTGCAACGATCTCCTTGCCATTGCGAGAGAAAATCCCATCTTTTGTAATGACCGCTCGAAGTCCATCTAATTTTGGTTGCGACCAATACGGGTAATTTTTGTGCTTGTTTTTATCAAATTTGTTTGCAAGCATTACTTCTACAAATTGAGCGCCATCACCTGCTTCTAACAAAGTTTTGTGATACTTGCCTTGGTAGAGTTTTTTCTCGTATTCTGCTTCTACTTCGTTAAGAACTTGATCTTTAACAGAAGAATAGTTCGCTTTTCCAACATTTTTTTCAGTCGGGTAAATCCACCCAGAAGTAACTATTTTTCCTCCGTCTATTCCAGAATGCGTTCGGTATTTTTCTTCGTCACTCTCAATCCACCAAACCCTGTTCTTGCCCTTGGTGTCAATCTTATAGATTTTGTCGTGATTTGTAGTCATCTTCAGCCAAATGATTTGATCGTGTATGTTGCTTTAAATTCTTCTGGATTAATTCCATAGAAAGAATCACCCTCTTCAATCAGAACACCACCACCACGAACCTTCATTTCTGACCCCCATGTGGCAATGAAACTGACGTTCATATCCCTTGGGAGACGATACATTGTTCTGAGTTCACCCTTCGGTCGGTAAACACTAGTCCCCTCAATGTTATCATACAAAGATTCAAATTTTTCTGAGTTAATCACGTAGCAGTTTTCTCTCCCGTCAATAACATTTGCGACCAAATAATCTCCCGCCCTAATGTTTTTGTTCACAGTTTCCACAAATGGGTTCCCTTCGTCGTCGTAACAGACAGTTGGATATCCACCCATTTCAAAAATTCTGTTAATAGAACTTTCTGTTAAAATTTCTGCAACGACTGTCTTGTCTTTCACTGCTGTCAATTTTTCAACCAAACCTTCTTGAATAAGGCGCAGAAAGTCTGTTTTATCAATTTTTTTATAGTGCATAAACGTAATCTCCCGTTATCACATGCGTGACCATGGTGTCTTTGTTGTATGGATTCAAAAAAATAATAGTTTTTTTGTCAATATTGGTGTCAAATTCTACTATCATTTCGGTCTTTAGAGCAATTCCATCCGTGGAAGATTTTGAATATCCGACGACCACGCCAAAATTCAGACGGTCTTTTTCGACCTCATCCCACCATTGCACGACACAATTTATTGGAAACTTCGCGAAAATTTCTTTTTTAATGTGCATGTTGGTCACGCAAAAATGTTTTTAATCAGACTAATGTCTGATTGTTTTGGTCCGTAACTCTTAATTGCTACCCTGAGATTTGTTTTTTCTTCAAAATATGGCATAAAATCTTCTGTATTATGTTTCATTTTAATCCCCTTTTCGTCATACGATACTACCGCATCAAGTTGGTCTAGACAAGTCATAGCAATAACCGGAGCCTCAATTTTTAGATTTTTAGCATTGTTTTTCGCATTTATCCAATCTTTGTGGATTAAATGGTTTGTAAACCCAATGTCCAATGGTGCATATCTAAATTTTCCCTGCCACTCATTTGTTTTGTTTGTATTGTCCTCTAAGCAAAGATGGTCAATCTCCGACTCGTGAAGCAACGGTCCAGCACCATGTCTCGTATTGTATGCACGAGTAACATAAATCGGCTGAACAGTCGTGATTCCGAACTTTGAAAATGCGTGAATTGCTCCACTCAGCCCAGTGCACGAACGAGTCACATGTGGGAATTCTCCAAGGTATTGATCCAACCCAAGCCCTTGCGCACCTTCAAAGACAACCGCGTTGTGCACCAAATGCCTGACATCTGTCGATGTTACATAAAGATAGTTAAGTGCATTCCTAATTATATTAGCATGGTGTTGGTAGTTATCGTTGGATAGCACTTCAACCATTGGGTGTATGATTTCTGATGTGTATGATGTCAATCCAAGGTGTGCCATTCTAAACGGAACCCATTCTTGGTGAATTTTTTTCAATTTGTCAACAAGTTCTCTATCCGAGAAAATATCTTTGACAGAAAGAGAGAATCCAGACACGGAACGAGTGATCGTCTCGTTAAACCCCAATCCGCAAGAACCATGCCGATTTTCTCCACGAGAAATCTCTGCAATGGCGTTAATCGCCATATCATAGATGGTGGTCACCTTTGCGTCAGCGTGAATATAAACTTTTGGTGAATACCCAATCTTGTTTAAATCTTCAATTTCTTGCGAAAATGCGTGGGGGTTTAGCACAAATTCTTCTGAAAGGTATGTATCTGCTCCAGAAAAAGTTCCAGAACTGATGCTCTTGAAAACATGAATGAAAGAACCGGTATCAACGGTATGTCCTGCTTGCCCTCCGCCGTTAAATCTACTAACGATACTTGCTTTTGTTGATTTGGCGACAAAGTTAGTGATGTGACCTTTCCCTTCATCGCCATAATTTGCTCCAATCACGACGTATGCTTTCATTTCAGATTTTCACGAATATTGCCATAAATCTTATTGATTTTTACTTCATTGTCAACACTTTCTAAATTTTTGGCAACATCGTTGAGTCGGAGCATTGTTGAGAATTTCGGACGGAACATGTGATTGTCCTGAACAAACTTGCCAGAACCGGGTGCCGGCCAAATCATATATAAGTTACCATACGCATACCAGCGATTGGCAACACAAATATCGTATGATTCTGCTTCTCCACTGATTCGTAGAACATGACCATGTATTTCGGCTGAACACTTCCCCTGTTCTACTGCATCCAAGAGTTGATTAAGAACAGTATCCCATTCCTTCGAATACGGCATTTGGTAGCGTCCAAACACAGTTCGAAAAGAATGTCCGACATACTCAAACACGGTTTTAATCGGCTTATTGATCATTTTGATGCACCATAAAAATGTTGGTGATACAGTGATTATTGTATCTATAATGTTAATAATTTGAAAACTGGATCACGACGATGTCACACCTCACCAAATGAGACGTAAAATCCTATACGATTAAATGATCCAATTTTGTCCCAGACATACATATGTTTCAGATCAAGTTTTAAGATCATCCTTTTCACAATCTCTACCAACTTCAAATCGGCTTCAACCGAATCTAGATGATCCTTGATTTCAATGGGCGTTCGCGGATGTTCAATTGCATCCGAAATGTAACGAAGTGCCAAAGCAGTACTTCGACCAGAACATTGTTTTGTATCAAAGTACTCACCAGTGTCGGCAATTACTTGTGCAATCATTTCGGGCGTATGAAGCGGATTTAATCTAGACATAGATCACCTAAACTATTGGAAAATGCGTGAGTTAGAATTTCTGGACAGATACTATCGTTTATTGCTCGGTTGATATCCTTACCATTTGCAATTTCAATGGTTGCCAGAACTAGATCGGAAAGATATGCTGAATCCTTTAGAAACAGAACATTGTTGCCAAGCATTTCTGTCCATGTTTTACGCACGGAATCACCAAAAGATCTATAATGGTTTCCTTGCTCAATCACGACATGAAAAACTTGATACTTTTCTTGCGCTTGCTTGAGCATGTCTGTTGGAAGCATGTCACAATACTGACCAGATCCAAAAACACTTTCAAAATCACGAATAGTCATCGTTTGATATGGCGCTTGTTCATCACCGAAGGTGAACAAAAATCCTTGCTTTCCACGGTTATCAAATGAATCAGTTTTTGTTTTGTTTGCAGCAAACCACCATGTCAAATCGTAACTTTCTGAATGATTGCCCCCACCTCCACCAACCAAAAAGATATCACGAAGTTGTTCAACAATTTTGATATCTGTCTCAAACTGAGATACTTGGAGTGGGGCGGAACTGTTGGCATGAACGTCATCGATACCCATAAACATAATGTGTGGATCTTTAACAGTTTCCAGAATCCCGTTCATCAATTTAGGTAGATGCGTTACTGCGATTTCATGCGCGTAAATCCCCATGGACCCAGTCACGTCTAAACCAAGCACAATTGGAGTGGACTCTGGATGTTCTACACTATCACAAGATTCACGGATAATTACATTCTTTGGATCAAGACTCCGCTGAATAGTCCGTTTTTCAAATACTTGATGGACAGATTTAGTTGAAAGACTCGCAGCAGTCGCGTAGTCAGCATATGAACGAGCAGACCAAGAACCATAACCCATTTTTCACCTCATTTCATCATAATAAAATTTCATCGTTTTCCCACAGATGGCACAAGAATGCTTCTCATACTCCATACTATGGTCGTTCTCATTCGGTTTCATGTTTTTGCATGACCACGATTCCTTTTCAGACTCACATGCAGAACTGCGAACATGCTCGCTGTCATCAGAAAACATCACTTACCCTTCATCATATTCATCATCATAACCATCGGCATCATGTTACCGAGATTATTCCCGCCACCATTCATCATACCCATTAGCATCATCGGCATCAGCTTATCCATCATGTCACCACCAAATTCACCATCACCGAACATCAACATTGGCATGAGAAGATTCTGCATCTGGCTCATGTCCTTGTCTCCGCCGGGAAGCATGGTCGCTAGACTGCGAAGAACCATGACGCCCGACTCAAAACCAAGCATTTGAACCTTGGGCGCAGTCCAACCAACAGTCTCGCCATTGGGTTTCATTAGTTTGAAAGTACCCTTATCTTCATTCTTACCGATGACCCAAGCAACATTATTTCGAGTGCCGCGATAGATGATATCACCAACTTGAACGTTTGCAACCGGAGTGCTTTGGGCAAAGGCTGGAAGAGCAAATCCAAAATCATCAAACAGATTCAAGTTGACTTGAGCATCGTCACCTTCGCCGGCGAGCGTCACGATACCATCATCAGACTGAATGCCGATCTTACCAGACATCAGATCCCAAACGACGCCATCAGCCTTGCGAAACATTCGGTCGAAAAGTTTATTTCCGTTGAACATCGATTTCATACTATTCATTTTATTCACTCCAGTGTTTTCATCAAAATAGCCTCTCGGTGGAGGTGGAAATTTCACTGCCATTATACCATCCTTTAAGATCAAATTTCAACGATTAGTCGACTGTCGAACAATGCGTTTTCTTCGACATATCCGCGTGGGTTTCCAACGAAACGAGTATCGCCAATCATTTTGTCGTTACAATCGTGCGTATGTGCATACACCCACAATCCTTCCCATCCAATGTAATTGGACATATCATCACAAAAATACGGATTTAGTGCGTTTTGAACTCCACCCCATCGTGGGTGAATAAGCGATGGATGTGGCACAAAATGACTTATGACTACGCGTTTTTTGCCCTCAGTTACTTTAAGCCACCCACCAAGGTTTCGTCTGAATTCAGTATTTTCTGCGATATGATCATCAACTGACCATCGTCTGGTAACTCCGTTGTCAACTATGTTAGATACATAAAAATCATTAATGCCTCGGCGGGCAGCGTCCTTAGAAATATAATGACTTGCTTCGCCATGAAGCATAAGACTAGTGCACATCATTCCGCCAAAGAATTCAATGTCGCCAACCGAAGTGCTGGTATTGTTTAGGAATTGAACATTTGGATATTCTTTATGAAGATTGCTCAAATAGTTGAGCACAGAATAATATTCCCCATTGTATAACTCATGATTTCCCATTACCATCATAACCTTTGTGGTTTCTGGAATCTGGATAAGCAATTGGTCATGTCGGTTTTTAGTATGAATATCTCCAGCAAGAATTACAACATCCTCGCACAGTGGGTCATACTGAAAATTTTCACCTTCCATGTGAAGGTCACTTAAAATTCTAATCTTCATTTTTATTTTCCAAGAATCGGCCACATTACATCTGTTTCCCATTCTTCGCGGTCATAGTTGAATCTCATTACTGCTGCATTTAGTGATTCATCACTTGGCATGCTCGGCCATTCATCTACGATTTTAACATCCAATATGTCTTCGGTCAAGTGGTTTTGAGAGTATTCTTCTAATTCATCGCAAACAATTCCATCACATGCCCATTCTGGATCGTCTACTTCAACAAAATATTTTCTAACAATTACTTGGGTCGTCGTCACAACAACTTTATTTGTCATACCATTTTCCTTCATTCAAGTCCAAAGCGAATTGCGAATACGAATCAGCCGGATCATCATTTCTTCGTCTTCTTTTTCGTGTGCTGTTTCTATCTCACCGAGTTTATCAAGAAGTTTCAATGTATGTTCGCGCTCTTCTGGTGTATTTTTTCTTCCAAACTCTGGCCTGTTGTTTTTACAATGTTCGGACCATCCACTTTCTTCATATGGGTCTTTTCTATTTGGACGAACATTTTTCCACCAATCGTATAATTCCAGCTTTTCAGTTGCGTTTAATGCTTGCTGAGTTGGTTTTCCATAATCGGGGTCAGTTTCGTCACAAAAGTCTGTGTTCGTTAGAGTGGTTTCCCATTTGAGGTAATTCACACCAAGTTCTGGTGATCTCCATTTGCGAAACTTATGGAAAATTGGAATTTTATATTTTTTGCGAACAGTTTCATCACAGATATAATTCATCCATGCACATTCAATTTCAACAAAATCAACAAGTTCGTTGAACAAGCATGGCAAAAACCGATTCCCAACATCGCACCAATCACCCGGCTTAATATCTCTTGGATTTGCAGTCAAGGAATTAGACTTTGTTATCCACCTGTTTTCAATATAGCAGAGAAAATCATCAATTTTTTTCCTTGGATAAAAAATCATATCTTGAACTTTATCCAGAAATTCTTCTGCAACCCAATGACGGAAAGAGTGGGCAGACGAAGATTTCTCTTCCCATTCTGCCCACTCTTCGGATGTTCCACATTTTAATTTCTTTGTTCCACGAACAAAATCTGCAAATTTGGAACACGACCAATAGTTTGCATGCCATGCCATTTTAAACTTCCCCCATCACCCATTTTTGGGCAAAATCTTCAAGAGAAGAATATTCTTTAGTATTGAGAACAGAAATTTCACAAGAAAACCTTTCGTTTTCAAAGCATTGGACCGAAGTCATACCAACATCATCAACGACAAGTTTGGCAACCTTGCTGCCGTTCGTATATTCTTTAATTGTTTGTTTCATTTTTTTACCCAATTATCCGCCATATTCAGAGTTGTTTAGTGTAACTCGATTTTCTTCGCTTGTATAGCTTATTCCCAACGCACGAAGCAATTTATTTTTTACCATTAAATTTGGAGCACGAAACACTCCAGTGTCTTGAAATCCCAGCATGATTCCAACTTCTGTGACTGCACCAGATCTACACACACCTGCATGGCAGTGTACTACGACATTCATGCAACGGTCAAGAGCATTTCGCAAAAGTTTAGCGATTTTCTCTGCCTGCGCATCAGTTATTTTCATGTCATGTCCGTAAGGGTCTTCTTCCTCAAGGTCAAGAAATTTAAACTGATGAATTTCTTTAAAATTATAAATAGGAATAGGAAATTCCATGTCAGGATCAACAATTTGAATCAACATGGAATTTCCTCCAGGATCAAAATGATACCCGCGTTTGATATTTTCAAGAGAAACATTTTCAATCCACATTGGAGTCTCCATGCACTTCGTTTTTTACACCGACAGATTTATTCCAAAACAATTCGCTGCTTATACTAGAGGACCATTTATCTTCATTCGACCAAATTATAAATCTGATGTCGGATTGCTTGAACACGAAAAGGTTCACGTAAAGCAGTTTTGGGGAACCCTTGGATTACATGGACTAATTTACAAAATGTCTAAGTCATATCGTCTTAAATGTGAATTAGAGGCGTATTCTGTTCAACTTACATATTCACCATATTCTGCCGACATTTTTGCAGAGTTTATTGCTGAAAAATACGACTTAGACATTAGTCAAGAAGAAGTTAAAAGGTTACTATTAATCAGTTGAACGATCATAGACAATAATGGTCTTTTCTCTCGGATCAACAAAGAACCATTCATTGTATTCTGAGCCATTGTAAGAAGCATACCACCCATTGAATTTCACATAGACTTTTTCATCACCGCGAGTGAAAGAGTATACTGACCAATAGTCATCACCTTGTCCTTCACCGCCATAATTGTCTACATACTCAAAAATTACATTGGCTTCTTTTAATTCCGACCGAAACTCTTTGATAGCATCTGAATCCCATGAATTTTCTTTTTCAATGTTTTCTGAGTGAAAAAGACTGTCACTAATAACTTCTTCGTATTCTTCGTTGCGAAGAAGATCATTCACAAACTGCTTAAGCGTTGCTGACATTATAAAATCTCCTTTGATTTTCAGGGGTGTTGGTGATTACTAGTTGAACTGCTTTAAATTTTTCTTGATTAAACAAATTTAACACTTGTGGATAATTATCGATTGCAAAATCACGAAACCATCCAGAACACAATGTAGTGCAAATTTTATCCACCGACTTAATGAACGCTTTCTTTGTGGGGTATTTCCAATCATTAGGAACCAAGAATCGCTCAGTCGAAATTACATATGCTTCTTCTGCAACAGCCTTCAGTTTATCATCATATGACAAAGCTTCCCATTTTTCTTTGTCGCACCAAGCTAAACCTTCTTCTCTAAGCAAGCTAACATAAATTGGTTTGTCATAGTATGCAAACAGTTCGTGTAACCAGTCATGATCATACTTTTTTGTTACAGCATCAGAAAAGAAATCCTCTTTCTTTTGCATCAAGTTTGGGTTGCCTTGCGGATACGCTTGTTTGGTTAACGCAATTCTTTTTTGCAGAAATACCAAATCCATGGTATCACAGTTCTGGTAACTTGTAAACAACCATTTGTGAAAATGGGTAACATGTTTTTGAAAAGACAAATCTCGCCAAAGATGACTACGCTTAATCAAGGCCAGACCAACTGGAGACATGACTTGAATTTTTTCGTTGTTAAAATCAACAAAATGCGTTGTTGCATAACGAGTAGCAAACTGCCGATTATAAAGAAACTCTGGATCATGCCACTCGGCACCATCAATCTGTTTGTCAGAAATAATATCCCAATCACTTTGTTCAGTGATTGGCGATTGTGGAAACCAATAATTTAATGCTCGCGATCCAATTAGGACATTCATGTGGGGGACTCACTTATAAGGAACAGCATACCCTTCATCAAGCAATCGTTGCTGCATCGACAACTTTTGTGCACACTGCATTGTAAAGATAATTTTCTTTTTTCACTTGTTCTTATTCCTTTCTTAGTGAATTCTACACCCAAGTTCGCTGAGACGCAACATCAAAATACGAGAAAAGCTGGAGTCGTAACATTCGACAGTTGCTACAGAATCAACTGATTTGTCCCACAAATCTTTCGATTCTTTCAATCCAAACCCACTTGCTGCCCTAATTGCTTTGATCACTGTGACAGCATTTCCCAGTTCAACTGCGCCATCCGCAGAAAATCTTACCCTGCTCGTGTTGACGCCGGTTAGCATTGCAAAGAAAATTTTTCCCTTGACTTCTTTGCCAACAGCTTCGCCAATTTTGTCCCAAATTTTTATACCCTCTTCGTTGCCATAATAACGGGTCAAACTTTCTAAAAATTTAATCCCATCATTTACAACAAATTGCAATGCGGTGTCTTCTTCCATTATTTTATCTACCAATTGAGTTCAGAGAGTATAGTCGGTTTCAGTCGTGCTGTCAAGATTGGGAAACGGATCTTCTTCTGTTGCAGGAGGAGTTGTTTTAACATGGTTTACAATCTTTTCCCAAAGCCATTCTGACAGATCATAGTCATTTTCTCCATCGAACCCACTGTCTACGCAATCTTCTATAAATTCTTTTCCAGAAAAAGGTGTGCACAAAAATGCCTCCCAAAAGTCATCGGGTGGACCATCCGACTGGTCTCTTGGGTCTGATTTCCACACCCAAGATGGATCATTTATTTTGACTAGACCCCATTCCCCAACTTCCATGTATGACCCTTTGCGCCTAGCGCGGATCAAATGCCAATCTTTGAAAACTTCGCCGTAATAAAGAGGATTAACCAAGCACTGCTCGCACATTGTAACTGTCCTACTCAAGTTGATTATGTTAGAATTTCAAACTCACCGTGATTGCCAAATCAATTGGAATCAATTGCATTTTCAATGTCACGAAGAATTTTCTTTAACTCAGAGATGTTCAACCGAAGAAATTCAATGGTGGCACGACGGACCAATATTTCGCCGGTTTCCATAAATTCTTCTGTGTAAGGGTTATTTGGACAAAGACTGTCAAGGTATTTTTCCTTCCCAGTTATTGTTCTAATTAAATTCTCTTTTACAGTGTTATAGCAATTGTTGCTCATGTGCCCGCATCCCATTGGTTGTCATTGAAACTAATGTAACGCCCGTCTAATTTCTTGACTTTCGTAACGATTGAACAACCCAGTTTGGGCACGCTTCACATGGCTGCATTGGTTGAGTCATCGCACAGTCAGCGCACGACATCCAAAAGATTTTCATTGTTAGTTCCTTAGTGTTTCAATCGTGACATAATATGGTGATCCATTGTCGTCATAATATTCGATACTATCGATAGATGGACACGCATAATAATCTTCTGCGCTCCCATAGACGCAATCATACTCAATCGGAATCTCAGTGACTCGATAATAGCACATTTGCCGAAAGTTTGATGGAATTGGTGCATCACCGGATCGGTTGTCTTCGATAATAGTGGCGATCTCGTCAAATTTTTCAACGAACTCAATCAATTCTTCATCAGAGTAAGATTGGAGCATGCACTTTGATGTGGTATATGCATCTGCGTCGCCATGCTCATAGGAAAAATGAACGACAAAGCAATCTTTATTAACCACTTCGTGCTTAGGATGCTTAACGACAACTTTCATAATTATACCCGTTGAGAAAATAATTGATTCCAACGAACCCAAAGCATTTCAACATAATCGTTTTCGCTTAGAGTTCCCTTATAATACCCAAGTGCCCATGCATCATTGCATTCAACGAGTGCGGGCTCTCCACTAGCAAGCACACCAACATCGACAGAATATGCAATGGGTGTATTCAACGATTTTGATTCGTATGCATCTACAATCTCTTGAACAAATTCAAGAGGAGGCTCAGCCCATTCGTCAGGACCATCGTCGTATCGGCCATAACCAAGGATTTTGCCTTCGCGAACATAGTAACGAACTTCAGCGTTCCACTCAACGATCTCGCTCGCCCAAACTTTCTCTTTTGAGTCAAGTTTCATAAATTCGTCAGCTTGCTCGGTTGTGAATTCGTCTAAAGATTCTAGGGGTTCTAAGCAATCAAATACAAACCCAGTAAACGTTTTGGTATTGATTGGCTTTACGAACCCTCGAAAGATAGATCCAGCATCTCGAATTTCAACATTGCGCTTCAGATATCCGCGCAAGACAGAAGGATAACTGATATTAGCTGGTTCGTTGATACCAGATAGTCGCATTGCCTCTCGAACAAATTCGACGGTTCCAATGGGAAGATACTTCCCAGACTTGAAACCATCTTCATATTGAACAAGTTCACGAAGCGACGATGTAATTACTTTGGAGTCGTTCAACAATGCATATTTTGTCGCAACACGCGTTTCCATTGGTGAGTAATCACGTTGACGCACGATTGTAAATTCAGTCATCATTCATTCCCCGGAGCATTTAAATGTGCTCGTCCCTTCTTCACCCAATATTTGCCCGACTTTCCACAACCACCCCAGAATGATCGCTCAAATTTGCACAATTTATCCAGTGTGACAGGCCTTCCGGTGACAATGTTCATTTTTCCGGTTGGTCTTTGGCAACGCATGGCGCAATAAAATGCATCATAATGAATACATTCACTACAAAATTTTTGAGTAGTAGATGTCATGTTAATTGATCCTCATTGCTTTCCAAGCAAGAATTTCTGCCAAATATTTGTGTCGAATGTTACGAAGATATGCAACATCCTCTAAAGTCGTATTGACCTCTTCGGCATTCACACACCGCATCCATTCATAGACACGGTCGTTCTTTTCCTCTTTGAGGAGCAACAAGCATGCTTCAAATTCCAGTCGATAATAATTAACAATTGATCGACCGTTGTTTTTTCCTGTTTTTGCTTTGTGAAACTTTTCGTTTTGCTCGTTGCCAATATAAGCCCAAAGCATACGAGAAGCAGACCAACGACGATCCTTATAGGATTCTCCAAGTTTCTTTTTCATATGTAGCGTGTTCAACCAAAACTTCCAAGCGGAATTAAGACCGCTTCTCAGTGTCAAGACACCTTCTCGCCGCTTCTGAAAACAATCATACATTTCACGCGCAATGGAGACGACACATGAAGGATAGTCCGGTTGATTCTCGACTACCCTTTGCACAGAGGTTTTAAGTTTGCTCATAATTAGAGTTCGATGACCTGAATGTTACTAATCTTACTATCATTTTGAAGGTTGCTCATGTGCAGTTTATAGATATCTGGCATGACGTCAACTGAATATTCAATGTATCAAACACCCAGTCGTTTACGCTCATTTTGTAAAGTTAGAGTAAATATCGTTGCCGAATTTCGGCGATCATTAACTGGCACTGTGTCTTCCTGGCATTTATCCATTGCTTATCATCATATGACCACACCTTGATGTTGTCAAGATCATTCAAAAGTCTGAGTTGTGTTTGTTGAATATCTTCAATAATAAGTTCGGCAAATTTTTGAATTTGTGTAGAAATGTCAGTTTCTTCTGTATCTAAGCCTGACTGTAATACCAGTTCTTTAACGCGGCTATTAATCTTCATTTTTATCTCGGTGTACTATCTTCTTAGTTCACGTGAACATGTTGAGAGCAATTAGGGCAGACAATGTATTCATAATACTCACGTCCGCCCGTATAGTCCGCAGTATAGTCTTGTTCAACATCAGCCGGGACATAAGATAATTTTACACCACAGTTCTTACACACGGCATATTTCACTACACTGGGATCTGGTGTAGGATCGACAATTTGCACCATATCAATTTTCTCCTGAATGTTCTCGACACTTGTTAAACTCTTTGATTCAAAGGTTGGTTTCTCCACCCAATATTTGCCAGATTTACCACAACCACCCCAAAAAGATCGCTCTGATTCACATGGTTTGCTAACAGGTTTGCAGATTCCCAGAACTAGATCTATCTTTCCAGATGGCCGATTGCACATTTCTTTTCCAGCCCAACGAGACAGATGTCGAGTATTGTTCCAAGAAGAATGGTGTAAGCAACAATTGCAAGTTTTTAATTTGGTGAAATTCACTGATTTATTTCCGTAATTTCATCTCAATTTTCTTTTCTGCACGATCAATCAGATACGGATCAATCGGCCAATCAGTGAGATCAACAGAATGCTTCATAGCAATTGCTTGAATATCTGCCAAATCTTGAAGACTTTGCCGATGCAATTTTAGAGCAACAATTCCCTCTGGACTTGGAATACTCACATTATTAATGTTAACACTTGTGTCAAAAACTTTATCTACAACAGACGCAGGCAATTTAAGATAGTTTGGAGTAAGTGTTTCCACTTCAACATGCGTTTCTTTATGAAGAAAAGCATGCGCTCTATTTTTCTTGAACCCAATAATATCGTTTGGAATATCCTCGCCCCTAAATAAAACATCAACATCCATGGTTGCACGAGGTTTTGTATAAAAACCAACGACTGTGCCACCAATAAGAAGCCAGTCACGATCCTTTGGTGCATTCTTGATCCATTGCTGCAAAGCTTTTCCAACTTCTGGCACAACAATGCTTTCTAGTAAAGTGACTTGATCGCCATGAGTTAGCCGTTCAATGAGTTCTTTTGCACGCATTTTAATTTTCACTGGTCACTTGTTGCTTCCAACTCTTTAGCATTTGAATAGAATTATCAATGAAAGTGTTGATCCTTGTTAATTCTTTTTGCCAACGTCTACGGGCAAAATCGTCAATGTCTCCGTGAAATTCTACTCCATAATCTTTACTGATAGAATCATTATCTGAATACTTTTGGAATTTCTCAGTAAACGAGTCAATTAAAGATTGGTCCTTTCGCTCAGAATGACTTGGGTAAGCATAATGGTAATACTTCGACTTTGTTTCGAACCACTTTTTTGCGTCTTCATAGAACCAAATTGCTGCATCAATCCATTCTTCACCAAGTTCTTTAAAATTTGTTTTATAAATCAAGGAGTATTTTTCATCAAAATTCGGATAAGGGACTCGTTGAGTTTCTGTTTTGTCACTGAAACGTTTGTTACTTTGGACCCAAAGCTTCACAGATGGGTATAGGTGCTTTTCACTTTCAAGTGCAACAACTGATTCTGCACTGTTCTCTGGAACAAATACGCCACTACACAGTTCACGCACCTGTTCGTAACCCCAATACAATGGTTCACCAGTTAGATACTTTTGTGCAAAGGATTCTTCCACGATTTCAGTTTCGGCAAGTTCCGACATCAACTCTTCGTCATCACGAATGCCATTCCCAATAACATTGAACAATTGATCAAAAATATGTCGTGCAGCATTTTCATACGAGTCTGCTGCATACAATGTAGGGTGTTTTACAAGTTTCGCCAAAACATATTGTTCAGGGGAAATTTCGGGCGGCATTACGATGGTATTATTCACAGGGAGTCTCGCCCAAAAGTGGCAGTATTTTCAACGAAAAATTCGTAAATCGCTTCTTCTGCAACACGAGGGTTCAGATGTCCACGAAAATGCCGCATAACAAAGATCATTGCTTCTTCTTCTGAAAGATTGTTTTCAGAGATCACACCAATCACTTCTTGTTTCGTCGCCATTATTTTATCCCGTAAATTGATGGAGTCCTGTGGAGGTATCGATCCTCCCTAGTCAGTTTTGCAGACTGATGCCTAACCTCTCGGCCAACAGGACTTTGTATTGATACGCATATCCTATACTAGACTCTTCACTATGTCAACTGCCAAATAGTGTTTCTACTGGGTCTTCCAACTTAGTTAGCCAGAAATCCATTTCTTGAATTTCAGTTCGCACAGTTGGACCAATCGGTCTGTGCTGTTCTGGAATTTTACTAAGTTCTTCTGCTGTTAGCATACGAAGAATCTTCTTGCGTTGAAGAAATGTGCCGCGTTTGAACCAAAACGGATATTCGTTGAAGTTGATACCTTTCTGAAAAAGCATCTCTTGTTTTTCATCGCCGCTTTTACCGTGTAATTGCTTGTGACTATACACAGATTGCGCCGCCATAGTGATAGCATTCTTCAAACAATCTTGTTGTCGCCAAACAAGGCAATTATACGCTTCAGTTAGATTTGGAACAGTAAAAACACGACAGTCAAAGACAGGCATGCAATCTTGCTTTTCGGGGAGATATTCACTTAGCCGCTTGTTCATGAACGCGGTGGCAGTGGAAGCAAGGATGCTCTCAAGCTTTTGAATTCTCCCCCCGAATGGGTATTCTTGATGGGAGTCGGAATCTACATACCAGATAAGAGTGATTTCGTCACTTTGGTGATAGCCAATCTTAGCACTATATCGATCTACAAGTTCTTTCATAGTTGCGACCATCAGGTTCTTTAATCGCTCATCATATGGGCGGGGCAGTCCGCGAGTGAATGTATGAAAAGACTTTCCATCAAGTCTGGCAACGATTGGTTGACCCTTGAAGATAGCGCGAGCAGTCGTTACCCCTTCATACATCTTCATGCGGTCGCCAAGAGAATCATTCTTATCTGTCATTTTGTCACATCATTGTTCGTTTGTCGTTTGCAGGTTGGTCTGGTTGTTCCAAAAGAAGACCAAACATACAAATAAATTGTGCCAACTTATCCCCTGTTGTTTCTGTAGAACGGAGATTCACTGCTGCAACTGGCCGCCATTGCTCAGAAGTAAATTCCCGCCTGATCAGTGTCCCCACCCCAGTTTGGCAATCTTCTTTTGTAATCGCAAGAAATTCGCGATTACTGCGGACAGCTTTCCCGTTTTCCACATTAACAACACCAACCATGACAGAATAACCATCGCGATGGTCAACAAAAGTGTCTGGATAGGCAAACCAAGCAATCGTTTCGTCGTCGGCTTCGGCAACCAAAATTGGTTCAGATGCAAAGGCAGAAAAAGACACCATTGCAGAGAAAATTAGTGCAGCAATTTTTTTCATAATATTAGTGGTTCCCCACTCTCCGGTTAATTTAAGAAATTTTTCCAACATACGCTGCAACCACATACCAATCTGGGACGGGACCAGAGTAGTCGTTTTTAGAGTTGAACTCTTTTACAAAATCTTCTGCTTCTTTTTTGGAAGTGAAAAACTTTGTCTCGTCAATTTTTGACCCCCACCCTCGTTCGCTTTCAATGATGTCAACTTTATGAATTTCACCTAAAGTAATTTCAGGCATACTATTGTTCTACCTTTTTAATTTTGATTGATATTCCGACTGGACACCCACATCCTATCAGTTGTTCTAAGTCTAGTCCAGTGATTTCGTATGCAGTCTCGTCATCGTCATCATCCAAGTAAATTCTGATATCACCCTTTATTTTATGCGAATAAATGAACTCTTCGGGATCATTTGGATTCATGATTTCTTTCACATAAAGTTCAAGAGTTTTATAAAACTCTACAAGTGTTGGTTCTTTGTTCCAATCCACGGTTACATTGCCTCATAGTTTATTAAAAACCCATCTTCTTCCATTTTGTCACACCATTGTTTAAATTCATGGATATGATCTTTGCCTGCATTGTATACTTCTATGCCGATTGGATCTTTCTCACACAATATGTCGTCATCTGCGTATACTTTAACTTCTTCGATGAAACTACGGGTGGACACCCAGTCTATGTATGCTTGTTTGCGGTCTTCGCTTTCCATAATTTCATATGTAACTTTGGTAGTCGTTTGCCACGCATTAAATTTTACTTTTTGGATATCACTGCCTTGAGTTCCATCTTTCCTTTTGAAAGAAATTTTACGACGTGCAGTGATATAAATGTTCATGCTCATGATGTTGTCCTGTTACTCTAAGTATTATAATGCATCAGTAAGAAAAAGTAAACGAAAAAAGGGACCGAAGTCCCTTTTTCTTAAATCACACCAAGACGGCTTCGGATATCAGCAAAACTTTCTTCAACCACAATTTCCCCATCAAGATACACCGTGCGAAGAAGACCTTGTTTTTCTTCTTCCCAAGAGACATCCTGATTCAGAATTAGTTCGCCATCCCCACCACGCGCAACTTGCAGTAGCCCGCGAGCAGACTTCTTGGTGCCATTGTCCGTTTTAGGATCTTTGAAAATCGAATATGCTCTACCATTGACTTCAACATATGTCGCCTTCATCGCAAACCCACATGTGTCTCGTGTGTTATATTGAAAGGTAAAGGAACCGATTCCAAATACAACATTATCAGAAGCAAATCCCTTTTCGGCAAGAAGTTGCAGGATTTCATCACATCTACCGATAGTAATCGAATCACCATAAATCAGACCAACCCGTTGATTCAGCGTGCGATATCCCTTTTCATTTACTGTTCCACCAAAGGTATCCCATAGGCATTCAATTGCGCCTTTTACCTCATGTTCTGGAAGTTCATCGTAATCGAACTCAGTGTCCCACCCGCTATCATATCCCTCAAACGAATAATACTTGCCTTCGTCTTCAGCATATACAACTTCGTATCCTTCGTTATCTGCTTTTAGTAGTTCATACTGGTCGAAGATGCTGCTAATTTTCTTAAATTTATATCCACAGACAATCTTCACAGGGTCGCCCGAGTCAGGACGGAAAACTACTTTTGCTAGACCAAGAGAGTCTGGAATGCGAGATTCAATTTCGGTCTTAAGGGCAGGGGCAATGTCAGTGATAACTTTCCAAAAGTCAAACGAATCGCTAACAACAGAAACAACTCCAGATGGATAGACTTCAGTGATCAACCGCCGAATAACATTTTTCTCTGCTTGCTCAAATCGTTCTTCTTCAGAAAGAGTATCCCCACACTGCTGCCTTAGTTGATCTACATCAACCAAGATAGAGGCACAACTAACACTATGTTCGGTCGCAGGAACAGAGCCACCAACAAAAGTTTCCTTACCTCGGTACACGTCATTCACTAGTTTTACTGCGGTGACATTATCAGTTCCAGCAAATGAAAGAAGATGTCCAGCACCAGACATAGCGACATCATTCATGCCAGACATACCACGCGAACTAAAGTCATGACCTTGCCACATCACGAAATCTTTACTACCACCAGTAATTTCGGCATAATGATCGATGATTTTTCGGTAATTATAAGAAATTGTTGCGGTGGTCGATGTTTTCCAGAGATCAGCAGAAAGCCAAGTTTCACAGAAATTAGGTAGCCAATATGCTTCTGGAAGTGTGTTCGTAATAGTTAGAACTGGGATGCCAGCAGGAACTTTTGTTCCTTCAGGCAATGCCTTGATTTCAAGCGGCAGATATCCAAGTTCATGCAACCACTTTAGACGATCCATGTTGAATCCACGGGGTCCACAGAATGGAGCAATGAGTTCTGCAAATTCAGAAGCAACTTCTTCAAAAGAACGGTCAAAGAAAGTTTCTTTCCAAATTGCATTGAAGTTTGCCAGAAATGCTTGGAGACCAAACCACACCACATGTTTGGCCGTAGCACCGCCTGCGGTCTTAAGATATTTCAGAGATCGCGGCGTAAAGTTACTATAGACCTTCGTGGTTCCTTCCGGAAACTGATCTGGGTGTGACAGTTTATAACTATCAATGCTAGTAAGAGCAGTTTGAATAAAGCGGGGCATGATATAGTTTATCCTTTCACTTACGGTTGTTGAATGCTTCTAGGTCGTGATCTGACATGTTGTTGTAGACATAGATAGCATCATAATCATCGAGCACTTCTAGTCCTTTACTGAAAATTCCGTGAGAAGCATATAGGACCAGATGCCTGACATTATACACCTGTTTTAGCTCTTTTGCCAACTCAATGAAAGTTTTTCCTCCGTCAATGATGTCATCGACAACAAGCAGGTCCACAGGGTCTTTAATGCCGAGAGATTCAACCTTAGTTGCTACAATATCACCAGTCGAAACATCCCTGATTTTTCTTGCTTCAATCACAGGAAGCCGCAATTCTTTCGCAACTTTGTAGATCTTTTTTAGAGCACCTGCATCTGGGGAAACAACCCAAGTCATTCCATTGCCAATATATTGACTCAATTTTTCTTTTGCATAAACCGATTGGTCCACAAACTCAAAAACGCCAGCACCAAATAACGCAGACAAAACACCACTGTGTGGATCAACCGACACAATTTTCTTAAAATTGCACAGTTTGATTAAATCTGCAATAACACGGAGAGAGTGAGATTCACCGACATTCATCACCCGATCTTGCCTAGCATATGGAAAATATGGAACAAAAAGCTCAATGTCTGTATTCTCGATGTTTCGGATAGCATCAACAAGCAGAAGCAAATAAATCAAATCATCAGAACCACGAAAATCTACTGTAATTGAAAATTTAGTCCGATTACAGCAATCTTCTGGATTTTCAATTTTTAGTCCACATTCTCCAGCCGGGAACTTCCAAAACTTCACTGGAATCAACTTTGAACAGTTCCGACTATATCCATACAATTTAATCATAGAATACCTCTTTTACAAAAGATCAAGCGTAGGTCCAAATTCCAGAACTAAAGTTTTTATCTACATCCCATTTTGACCATGTTTGTCTGCGAAACAATCCTTGGTCGTCAGTCCATTCAAGCCAATAACTTCCTTGAGGCGATTCGATCAAATTGAAAAAATATTCCATATTTCTTATTCGTATTTGCATGACGCCCACCTTTTACTGAAAGTTGAAACGCAATGGGGGCATCATACCCCCATTTAAACCATCGCGTCAACAAGAAAATTGTTAGGCTTGAACTTTAAATTTTTCTAAGTGCAATTCAGATTTCAAAAGTTCGGTTTGCTTGGTAAGTTCATTGATGACATCAAGCATTTCAGAAAGTTTAGATTCCAGTTCAACCACCTTTTGCTCGTGGTAATCTCGCTCTCGGATGGCATGCGACCAACTTGCTGCTGTCCAATTGCCAGACCGTAGCAGTTGATCTGCATCTTCAGAGAGTGGGCAATTAAAAACCAATGTCAAATGTTTAATTTGTTTGGTTTCCATGTCAGACAACCTTTGCCGTCATTCGTTCAAGTTGATTTTGAATTTGTTTTTTAACCATGTCCAATTCTTGCATTGCTTTTACATAATGCCCATTCACTGTTTTTTCACCTGAAAGCTTGCGGTCTTGTGTTGAACATCCTCGCACAAACTCAATCGCATCTTCTACTTCTTTTAATCGTTCTTCTATCATTTTAATTGTTTGCATTTCTACTTCCTTTTAAATTTTTTCAGCAACAGTGCACGGAATACTAATTGTTGAAATCCCATCGCTCAATTCTGAATCTAGGGTGACAATTACTAAAAATTGTAACACATCACCCCATCCAGTGACTGTTCCAGTTTTTCCATCAAGTTGCTGATTTAGTTTGACTATTCGGATTCTGTCTCCAATTTTTGGAGAAGAACCTTTGTTGAAATTGTATTTAAACATGCCGTATGATGAATCCCATTAAGAGCAAAGATACCATTACGACAATGATATACAATATCAACGCAAAGATATCTTTTAACATAAATAATTATCCAATTCTTCCAATGTAGTTTTTACATCTCGGTGCAGAATCCCAGTGCCACCAACAGCAGTCCATTCGTCAATATTTCGTTGGCTATCATCGATCAAGATGTCATGAGGAGAACGGCAAAAATACTTTTTTAATGACCAATGCGCAACACAGTTGACCTGTAGGTGAGAATTCAACTGAGCACGAACCCATTCCACTTTATCTCTTTGTGCAGAATAAAGGTGTCCAGTTATTTTCGGCAATGCGGTTAAAAACTCACAATATTGTGGTGGAACAACCTCTAAGATTCTATTTAAAATTTTAGGTGAATCTTGTAAAACTGTCAAATCACGGAAATAATGTGGAATGGTTTCCAACTTTTTCCAAACCTCAGACGGATTATCTGCATAATTGTCTACGTCGGTATACATCTGGACGCCGCTGTGAAAATCTGCAAAAACGCCGTCTAAATCAAGATAAATTTTTGTCATTCGTTTTTAAGAAGAAATTTGTTGCTGATGCACTTAAAAGATACCTCTGCGTCATTTGCGTTTTTGAACACAAGTCCCTCTCTTTCTGCTCGGACATTGAGTGTAGACTTTCCTTCTGCTGTTTCAAGCAATGAGTCGACGGTCATGCCAGTCAGAGTCCCAACTGCAATAACAGGGACTTGATCCAAAGAAACGCCCAACTTTTTAAAATCTTCAACAATTGCTTGTCGTTCTTCCCAAGTCACATAACGCTTCTTGTCAACATCATAAATGTCAAAAACAAACCACTTATGCCCCTTGATATTATACGAACCTTTTTGAATTCCTTCACCACACAATTCGCCAGAAATTCCAATATTTCTACCATACTGTTTTAGAGCATCGAGAATACCTGTCTGTTTTGCAACACGAACGAAAGTGTTTTCATCATCATCAAGCTTTAGAGAAAGATTTCGTGAACAAACAACAGTTTCTTCTGGAATAGGCTGACCATCTTTGTCAAGAATGAAATCGCCCTTACGATATCCAACTGTTAGAGAAGAACCATCCAACTTCTCTTCAATCACCCATTTTTGATCAAACAATGGAGACATATCATCGTAGCAGGATTGAATTCGCGTTTGATCAGTTTTGCGAAGCCAATTAGGGAAGTTCCCTGCAATTTTTCCACGAAGTTGCGCAGGGATAGGTGGTTCCCACTTTTGGATACCAAGTCGTTCAGTTACATCGTGTCCTTCAAATTGCTCCCAATCACCAAAATAATCTCCAGTATCAGTTTTTACAGAAAGAACTGACATTGGAAGTAAAAGACCTTGGCTAATAGATCCTTTCAATCTTGCCGTCTTTAGACGTTCACCTTTCACGCCATTATATTCTCTCGGCTCTTTTCCCTTACTCAAGAATGGTGCCAAAGAATTTGGAATCCACGAATCAATTTCGCAAAAAACGACGAGATCACCAACAGAATATTTCCCCACAGTGTCAACCACCCACCATCCATCTACTCGGTAAGAACAAATCCTATCAGCACCTTCAATAGATTTAATTTCTTGAATTCGTTTAATACTCGCAAGCTTACGCATTTTTAATCCCCGTCGTTTCACTCATCATAGAATTGCCAATCATCGAGCCATCGCACAAAATTTTGCTGCATTTGGGTTCGTGCTTCTTGAACTTCATCCGAGACAATGACCGTGCAAGTATCTGTGTTGTAAATTTTTCCGTGAGTTGTCACCAACCCAACACGGTATCGTTTCCGATCCGGTTTGACTCTGTAGGACACATTGGTGTCCCATACGGGCAAATCAATGTCTTCCCATTCGTGTTGTTCACTGAAAAACTGAATCTTTTCACCTTCAGCCCAACGGTGAATAAGATCTGCATGTTTATGTCGCATCTTATGCCCATTCCTCATCGAAGCTTTGATGCTTTTTCTTTTGGGATTCACGTTTTTTGGTATTTTTATTTTTTGCTCGGCTAATAGCGAATCGTTCAATGCTTCCTGCTTGATATCCCGACAGATAAGATTTCTTAAACTCACCCTTCGGCGGATAACTTGCTCGCGCAAAAGTTGCGTCTTCATATCCATCCCAGTAAAAATCTTCAGCAGTTTTGGTGTTTTGCATTGTGGTAATCATCAAGTGAAAATAGTATTTTATCAGTGAAAAAGGTTGTTGTCAACAAATCAATTTTGTTCAACAGAGTCTTTAATCTTTTTTGCAATATCTTCTGGAAACTCTGCGACAAGAATTTCTTTGCCATCAATGGTCCTGATACAAGTCCCAGATCTTCCATTGTAGTCAATGTAGTAGAAATCTGTGATCTTGTCAACAAGAACATAAACATCCGAAGAAGAAAACCCGTATGGTTTGCACGAAATAATCATTTTAAATTCGCCTTATTTAGAATTTGCTTAAACTTTGCCAAACTTCGTGTGGAATCACCCCTGTATCAACCGCCCAGTAGTAGTATCCAGGATCGCATCCTTTAACGAAAGTTGCCAACTTTCCTTTGTATTTTCCTACAGGCAACCGAAAATGTTTATACAAACGGTGATACTTTTCTTGTTCAGTCTCTGGAAGAACATGTGATTGTGGAACATTGCCACGAATGAACTCGTAATCAGAAACTGGCTGATGCTGTTTTTCCATTGCAAGCATCCTTTCTCTAAATTCGCCAACACTCTTGCCAATCCAAAAATCCATTCCTGCTCTGGATACTTCGAGCCACCGAAGATGGTTAATTGGTATGCCACTGTAAGTTGATTGAGTGAACAAAGTGTCACTTTGCCCAACATACTCAAGATCTAATTGACGAACATAATCAGTGGCAAGAATGGTGTCCGTATCTTCAAGAAGTGATAATTTAATCATCTTTAAACTATTTTAGAATTTCGTCTACTTTCGTTTTCTACTCAATCCGCGCATCCAATCTGGCAAAGGGTCGGAACCGAGAGCGCCAAACATTAGTTTTGATTTTGGACGTTTAAAAGGTTCGCCATTATGGTTTGAACAATGATGGTTGGGGCAAGCGGCACCACAAGAACCCGGACATCCATAGTATTCGGCAACGTGCAACGATTCTCTGAATTCTTCTTTTGAACTTTCTTCTTCTGAGGGTTGAAGTGATTTAACTGAGTATGTTTTATATCCAATTCTCGCGAGTTCCCCGTCAAATGCTCCCATTCTCTATCACTCCCTTACTTGGTTGGTATAAGGTATCATGTAGTCGGTTTGAATCAGAAGAGTTTTAATCTTTGAATCTGGAATGTTGTACTTTCTACCATTCTTGCTCAACTCCCATCCAGAAAATCCCTGAAAATCATTCCACGACATCGGAGGACATTTCTTATGCTTCAGAGGTCGAAGATCCCCTCCAATCTTGATCGAAAAGAGCTTGTCATCAGATTCACGGTAGAAATATCCTGGGAATTTCAGAATTGCCTTGAGTTCAGAAGGAAGCGAAATCATAATAAAACCTCTTGAGCGATTGATGAGACATTATATGTCAAGCACGATACTTTGTAAACTACTTAGAAGAGTCTTTTGCCAGTTCAAGTCCAATGAGAAAACCTTGCCATGCAGCATCACTTAAAGCACACCTGATTCCATCAGGATGTGATGTATTCCATTTTGCATAAATTTCTTGAACGATTTCTTGCTGGTGTTTCACAGAAAAAACCGACATCAGCATGGTCTCATTGCTCATTATCAACTCCGAAATGCTCTTTAATTTTACGATAGCAAACCATAGCACCATCGCTTTCACGACTAAACAAAGGATTAAATTGGTTTTCAGCCGTATCCTTGCACACTTTAGCACACTCACTTACAAGTTGGTTAACAAATTGTTTGAATTCTGAATCAGTGAATACCCAATCGTCACTTGCAACATTCTTTACAATCACATCAAGAGCTATGTCATGTGCCAGTTCGTTCATACTAGTCGATCCCTTGTTGGCGAGTGCAGCCTTTACCACACGATTCTGCCCAACTGGTTGAACCTTGGCAGTTGGTAAAGTAGCGGTTGTTACCACCATCAGTAAAACGATAAACAGTGCAACCATCGTGGGTGAACAGTTTATCTACAACAAACTCACGCCCAACCGATGTTGATGTTTCGGCAGGTTTGGTACATCCTACAAGGGCAAAGACGGCGACTAAGGCAAGAATAGTTCTCATTCTTCAACTCCGAAATGTTGCTTTACTGCTTCAGCAAAGCGTTCGCTAGGCTTGTAGTTTAGGTTAGGTGGGTTGCGCTGAGACAAACAAACACGAGCACATTCCTGTACAATCAACTCAGCGAACTTTTCTAATCCGCCTTCGAAGAATACACGGGTTGCTTCTAGGTTATTGTCAAGGTAGTCCAAGTCACTTTCCATGTATACGTCTGGCTCATCATCACAATATGGACGACGGGGCTTCAATGTCATTCCGGACTTTTCCACAAGTTCTCGAATTCGTTCGTTCATGTCAGTCTCCTGCCAGCGTATACGCCGTTGGATCTTCAGCAACAGTAGGATTGCGGGCTTGAGTTGGCGAAACATACCCCTTCTCATACCAATTGCTAACACCATTGTAGCATCCTCTCGGATTAAATGTTTCTGTGATTTTTGGAGCACGTTCAGCGGCCAGTCGAAACTTTTCGTCCCAATAGGCTTTTACATGGTGCTGATGATCCTGATCGCGGCGAATCTGTGCCGCCCATTCTTTGGTGTGCATCCAATTCTTCATCATTCAACTCCGAAGTGTTCTTCAATCTTCCACCCAATGTGAACTCCGTTCTTACAAACCCACTGACAATCGACTTGTTCCTGCTCAGTGACTAATACAGTCACACACTCTTTCACGATCAACTCAGCGAAAAACTCATGTTGCAGAGCACTGAAATAATCAGATCCAACCCTACACCTATGCATATCTGTGTTAGATGCAGTAACCGCCATCTGGTATGCTTGACGACTAAGTTCACGCAAATGTTCGTTCATGATTCGTACTTGGCCTTAAGTTCTTCGTACAGTTGACGTTCGCGTTGAGCCTTGTGATTTGCCCATCGCTTCTCTTCATTGACGCGTGTATGGTCTTCTCGTCGTCGTTGAAGCCAGCATCTGAGTTTTGAAATCATAGAATCATCCGAAATGGATTTGGAGATTATCGAACGACAACTTGATCGAATCATCCATCTTGTTAAGCAAATCTTTCATTTCGCCTACGGTGAGAATTTTACGAGGCATGGGTTCGAACTCCATGTCGGATTCGCCGCAGTTCAGTCGCGATCCGTCATCCCAATCAACCCACCATCTATTCTCATCGCCACGATCTGTGCACTTTTCTACAACTGTCCCACGGTCAGCAGACACATATTTGGTGTCACCATTTCCAGTGAAAACAACGCGGTCACCAGTTTTAAACTTGCTCATTTTATTTTCCTGGTCGGTTAATCAACAAGAGGATTGTATCACACCAGAAGCAAAGGTCAACTACTCTGCGAGAATAATGAAAAATTCTTTTGCTTGTCGCTCATCAAGATCAGTAATGAACTGACGAAGTCCATATCTCTTGATCTTATCTTTCATCATAGCCATGCATTCGCCTAGTTCCTTGCCTTCAAGACCAAATAGTTTTCCAATCACTTCACCATTGAATTTTTTCTTGAACTGTTTTTCAAGTTCAAATTCATGCATGGCTTCTTCATATAGTTCTTTGAATTCAGGGAATCGTGTAAAAGCGCGGGTTAGATGCTCACCTCGATCAACTGGAAGCGGCTCGCATTCTTCGCCAATTTCAGGATACTTCTCTCGAATAAATTCAAGCATTCCTGTATACATCTTTCGTTTTCTATCGCGAATGCGCGCTGCATACGAACGATTCACAAGAAGAAACTGACGAGGATCAAAGTATGTTGAGGTTGTCACGAACTCATAGATTTCTTCTGGTGTATCAAACCCTCTATGAAATGGAGCGGCTCGATAACCAAGAAAATTCACGGCATGATCAAAATCACGAATAACCAACAGTTCTTTCACTACTCGGCTATAATCTTCAGGATCTCGTAAAACATACCACAAGCCGTTGTGCCCAAATTTAAAACCAAGTCGATGAGCAGTTCGTCCAACAAAGTTTCCTAGATCGTTCCAAGCGAAATAGTAATAGCTAAAATTAAATTCTTCTTCTGGTGCTAGGATAAGATCGACCTGAACATCTTTATAATCAAAAGACAGGCATGACCCATTTTTGAAGTGATCTTTTGGTTTGAACTTTTCAAGGACGACGTCGACCCAGTTAGGAGAAATCGTATCAGAATCAACGAGTATATCCATGTCTCCAAATGATTCTTTCTTACGATACCATGGAATAGGTGCTGCGCGTAAATCAAGATCATGGGCTAAGATTCGCATGACTTCTTCGACCAGTATATAAAACTCATTCGGATCTTCGACCCGACGAGTTTGAAAATTTAATGCATTACCACCCATGATTTATTCCTTAGTTCGACGTTCGATTTCTTCGCTAATAGATTGATGAACAACATCTTGCAGGATTAGTCCAACATATTCATCAAGCGGTTCGTCGTTTCCAAATTGCTTATACTCGCACGCAAATCTTGTTTACTGCGATTTTAATAAGATCGAAGAACTCTTCTGCAACAATTTGTTCAAATTCTTCCATTGGCATATCATGCGGCATAAACATAATCTTGTCGATATCACCGTATTCTAGATGAAACATACGAAGTCCTTGACAACCATGATCTTCCCAAATTTCTGCGCCCATCATCTGAGCCAGTTGCCATTTAGTCATCATTGATCCTTTTTTCGATAATCAGTAATTTCATCAAATCGCTTGGCACGCTCTTCTTGTGTCATATCGGGCTTACGAGAGCGATCAACAATCTCGCCAACTTCACGGTTGGTATTTTGAGACTCAATTTTTTGGTTCAGTTGAACTTTGTCGTGATGCTCTAACTTAAATGTGTTTGCAGATGATGTCAATGAAAAAATGACACCAAGCGCAATGATAACTACTACCACGGCGGAAACACCGCGCTCAATAAGTGAAATTAACCGTTTTTCAACGTTGATGTTAAACAGCCGAATAAAAATTCTTGGCAGAACAATGGCAAAAATGATAATAAAAATTGAGGTGCCCAGATACGGCAAAAAAGACAGTCCAACATTAACAATATAATCAAGCATTTTCTTTTTCCTTGTCCAAAAGTTTAGTTACAAATATAAGATACTTATCTTTTAGCACTATATCCGATACACTTGCAGATCTGCACAAGGAAATAATCTCATTGCAAACATCATGCCAATGCGACCCATGTATTTCAATCCAATACCATTCAGAAAGTCCCCATCCCAGTGGAGCTTTTAGATAGGCAATAGCTTCATCGCGGGTAAAGTTTCTTCCAAATCCAAACCAGCGACGGGTCTCCATTCGTTTTTTAATGGCGTCTTCGAGCTTTTTTTCAATATTTTCTTCATGTGTTTTCATCCATTCAAGGCATACACGAATAGCATCTTCTCGGTTGATACTGGCTTGGTACATATTAGACATGATTGCTCCATTGACTGTTGATATTTCTATTATACCGACTGCGGTGGTAGTTGTAAACTACTTTTTGGCTCTAAAAACGGTGATACTATTAAATTTTGCAGTAGTAACCAGTTCTAGTATTGCCCATAAGATGTTCATAACAGGGACAAGGGATGCAATCAAAAAGATCAACAAATTACTTAACTTGATGTCTTCTTTTTCTATCTTTAGTGCAATGAAGCAATAAGAAAAGAAACTCAACATAGTGGAGAAAATCCACACAATAACGAGTGTATCCATGATGTTATGGGGAGACATATGTCTCCCCATCCCTAAGTTATTGACGACCCAGTTGAACTTGACCGGCAACAGAATCCAGCATCGCACTTGGCACAAACACCTTGTTTTCGCTTTCAGCCAGTTTTTCAAGAATCTGAAGTTCGCGATAACGAATATACTGCGGCGTAAGTGACTGAGACTGAATTTTTGCAACTTCTGCTTCTGCTTGTGCCTTCTCTACATCAATCGCCCGCTGTAGTCGTTGTTCCTGAAGTTGTCGTTCAAGTGCAACCTTACTGATTTCCAAACTTGCTTCTTCTTGCTGAATTTGTTCCCGTCGTTGTGCCGCGTTTTCTTGAGCTTCAACGATAATTTTTGGATATTGAATATCTGCAAGACCAACATAACGGACTTGGAACGGGGTTCGGCTATTAATGCTCTTTGTCAGCCGCTCACTGAGTTGAGCATTGATTGATTCCCGCGAGCTTGCAATTTCAGCAATAGTATATTGACTCAGATACTCTCGTGCTTCTGCCCGAACGATTTGTTGTGCATAAGTTACGTATGCCTTTTGCCAAGAAATGATATCAACCCCATTCTGATCAACCGGCGGAATACGACCAAAAAGTTCTTCATACTTATTCGGATTCACGATCAGAGTAAGACGAAGATCAAACGCCATATTGAGTTTGTCTTGTGGCATGAACAGTTCCATCTTTTCAGACACGGCTTGGTCGGACGCATCAAGCAAAACCAGTTTATCGCAATATGCCCAACACCAATCAAGTCGGAACTTAGAAGTGCCAATAGTATCGGCCTTGTATCCGTCTTTGGTCATGATTTTTGCGACATGCGCAGGGGGAACTTCAACCCTATCCCCACAAGCAGCAAGAGCAAAGGTCGATGCAACAATCATAGCGATATTACGGAGTTTCATTTTTTGATTCCTTTTGTGAATTTAAATTAATAATCTTCCAAGAGCACTCTGCCCACCAGATGCAGTGGGGGAACTATACCACTGCCAAACACAATTCGCAACTACATTTAACTATTGTGAAGGCAGAACATTTTTTAAAACTAACCAAGTTTTCGTGAATTCACTGACGATCATCGCCATTTTTGATAAAAACGCCAGACGATTCACTCAATTCCTTGACACAATCTATTAATTCAATCCATCCGCCTTCTACCATAGCAACTTCATCGTGTTCTCGGACTGCGCATTTATCACAAAGTGCAGCTTGATACATCAAATCGGAAATCTTTTGTTTTACATCTTTTTTCCATTGAAGAAGGGTGTCTACTTCACGATTAAGACGAAGAATTTCATCAAGTGCGTCATCTTCTTCGTCTGTTGTATTTCGTTTTTTACAACGGATTCTTGCAATAACATCGTTCATTCTGGATATCCGCGATCAAAAAAACATGGTAGGACGAATCCTACCATGTATGGAATCAAAAATCAACCAAGTTCTTTGATTCGTTCTGCAATTTCTTCAGCAGAAAGCGAACGAAGCTTTTCGGTTTGCTTCTCTTCCAGAAGTCGCAGCAACTTTTCTTTTTCTTCTGCACGATTCGCCTTTTCTCGCGCAGTCTCGGCTTGTTGCATTTTCACAGAAATGATATGCTTAAGAATTTCAAGCATAAGTGTCATGCGTGACTTGGCAGGATTCGACCGAGTGCTGACGAAACTTTCTTCTTCCATGTTCTTGAGGTCACGATTCACGCTCTTTGCAATAGTATCAAGATCGAACTGATTTCGCGATTGTAGCGGAAGATCCCACAGTTGTTCAACAGTGAGTTCACCCTTCACCGATTGAAAGCGAAGTTTTTGGATAGATGCTTGTTCAAAAATATTCATTTTATTTCTCCAGTTAAATTAAAAACAAATTTCAAAAGTTTGTTGCCGGGTATTCGTTTTTACACGAACAGTTGCGGAATTTGCCTGTGTGGAAGAAAACCCAATTCCACTCAATTGGTCATCGGTCGGTTGACACTTGGTTCGGTCACCAAGAACTTCAAAAACTTTCCGATGTTTTTCAAGATTGGAATTCAAAAACTCATTATAAATCCCCCGAGTCGGTTCGTCATTTTTACACCCCCCAAGGATAAAGAACCAATGCTTGTTACCAACTTCGTTGTCATCCCAATAGTTTGGACTATTCATGAGAGTTTGAACTTTCACAAATTTTTCAGACGAAATTCCCCATTTTTCTTTAGAAATGCCACCGCCAGTAAGAGATTTCGAAATGTCAAATTCTACAATTACACCTTTCTTTACAGTAAGTGTCCCAACATTCACATTTCCAGTAACAGATTTGTTAAAAGAATACTGTGATACCGAACCGTTATTTTCAATCTCGATCACAAACCCAATGCCACTGGTCTCGCGTTTACTGAATTGATTGACCCAAATCTTATACTTACCGTCACGAGGGGTATTCCATGCAAGATTTTCCACCGGCTCGCGAGAATGTCCGCCACCAGCGTTCATGTCTACATCAAGAATTCCTAACTTCTGGCCAAAATAAATGTGTCGGCCACCCGGTTCTTCTGCATGAAGGTCGAGATCGTCATAGTTAAACCATGACAAACTCACTCGAAGATCGGCACTAACATTTCCACCAGCCTTTTTCACTCGTTCCTTAATAGAATCGGTGATATTGCCGTCATAACTCCAACCGAAATCGTTGTTCCACTTAAACAATTTACCAGAATTTTCATGTGCAGGTGCAGTGATACTAACAAACTTGTTGAAATGTTGCCCAGAGACAAACATTTCCATAGACGACGCAGTTGGAAGAATATTCTTGACAAAATCATCAATGGCAATCTTGGTCGCTTTTTCTTTGGAAACAGTGTATTTAACTGTTGCTTCCATAAGAGCAGATTCAACCGAAGACTTCATCAGTGACTTCGCAGAACTATCTGCCCATAGAACATTGTTGATAGTAATGTCAGACATACGAGCAAACCGACGATCAAGCGCAGACTCAAGATCAAGTTGCTGAATCGTCTTCATTGCTTCCTTAACCATGCTCGGAGTAATCAGAGCAGTAGGACGCTTGTAGTTAGTCGGCGCAACTTTGCTTTCAAAAGAGCGAACGGCTTTTTCCAGATCAACACCATCGGAAAGATCAGTCACCAAAGTTCCAATAACAGTATTGCGGAAACGAGCAGCAGGATTATTAATATTTTCCCATACAAAAATATTCTTCTGAGCAGCATCAAGTTTTTCATATTGACGCTTTACTTTGGAGAATTCACGAATCGACTTCAAGTGCTCTTGACCACGGTAAATAGAATTATTTTCAATGAGTTCAATTACCGTGTCAAACGCGGACATGGAAAGTTCTTCAAGACCACGCTTGAATACGCCCATCGCAGAATCAATTGCACCAACTGCTTCTCCAACACTGTTGGTCTTATGCCGACGATTTACAGTGCCATAAAAATGGTTCCAACGTTTTACTTCGTTGTTTTCGCCGAGATTACGAGTAGTTTGGTTCCCATACTTGGCTTCTTTAGTGCGGAACACTTTTGTGATGGTTGAAGAGATGATCAGATCATTAAGTTTTTGTGCAACTTGATCATACGGGAACGGAACATCAGTTAAATTCCACACAGAAACAAGTTTATTGTCCTTGATGGCAACCACATTACCAAGATTTCGGATAAAATTCTTACAAGTCGAACAATCATGACTGGTGCGAGAAATAAGAATAGGATTCGTCCCTTCAGGGAACGACTCCAAATAATGTTGGTAAAGGGTGTCACCATCAACATCTACAACATAAAGTTCTTGTTCAGACATTTTGGAAAATTGCTGATGAACTTTTTCTGCGAATTTAACGAATTCAGACATGATTGATCCTTGATTTCCAGTTTTAGTGGTTAAAAATACTGCTCAAAATTTCTGTTGCTTGTTTACAATCTTGTATAGACGCAACAGAATCATCTATACAAGCATAAAGAATCAAATGTTTAATTGATTCTGCATCCCTACCAAATCTTTCTACTATGTAACTCACCTCGTCTTCAGTCTGTGCATCCCAAAGCAAAGAAGCAATCTTTTTTTGCCTCTCAGAGAGACCGTCAATCTGTATGTTCATCTTACTCTTCCGGTTGTCAGTTGTCAACACGGTGTTCAGAAGTTCCTGTGTATTTTACCCAACACTCGTTCTCATCATCCCAGTGTCTGGAATCATACAGATGGAAGATGAACGATCTAAAAAGTGCACCGATCTCTATGCCAATTCCCGCATGATTACATTTACGGGTTATTCCAACCCCAAAAATCACAAGATTGTCGGTGTCAACAAAGTCCAAATCCCAAAACTTATGTTTGAAAAAAGTTTTTCCGCTCCATGACCTAACCGAAGCAAGGTCTTCGTCGTCTGGCCGTCTATTCCGTTTAATAAAAAAAGAAAGGTTAAACATTTAAAATTCCTTATAAGGGTTCGCTACTTGGAATGTTTTAATTCCCATTGCACGCCACTTTCTGCACATTTGCGGACGATCATCGATGACAAATTTCACATCGTGTTCATCGGCAACATTATTCCAAAAAATTTCTTCCTTAACAATGTCGTCGCGACGTTGATCGCCAGCAGTTCGCATGAAAAGTTGGTATGGAAAATGCACATGAAAATCAATCCACTTGTATGTTTCCTTCTGGCAAGAACCGTCTCTTCCTGACAAAAATACAATAGAATACCCGGAATCATATAGGGAAGAAACAACTTCGAGAACATCAGAGTCTACTGTATCTTCTCCAACACGATTCCATTCAAATGGTCCGCGACCATGCATATGGGCAATCGTCCCATCAATATCACACACAACAGTTTTGGGTTTGGAAATAGTTCCAGTATATTGCTTCACATGCTCTTTATTCCACTGTTCAAATTGTGACGACAACACAGAATACCCAACACCATTTTCACGAGCACCATCACGTCGACAGGCTTCTTCCCAAGTCACCGGGAATTCCTTGATTTCAACTTCAAACCCAAGTTTCTCAAGTTTATGCTGCAATTCGTTGCGACGAGAAACATTGAGGTTGGTATCAGAAATAATCACATTGAATTTACACTCAGCAGCATAAAAAAGATCTTTCCAAATCAACTCCGTCACGGCAGATTCATTTTTCCAGTTCCACTTTTTCCAATTTACACCACTGTTTCCAACATCAATACCGCTAGAAAGTTGAATCTGTCTGCGAACATTGTCTCGTTCAAGTTGAACCCAAGTTTCTTGATTCTCAGCGTTTCGTTGAGAATTTTTCTCCAGAATAAAATTCTTTGCCCAAGTGGATTTACCAGATGCGCTAACACCAACCGTAATAATCGCTTTCATTTGTTTTCCTAAGTCACTATTCCCAGTATAGTACCAGTCGTTCTTGTGGGGGTCAACTACAGGAAGCTGAAACAGGTTTCCACAATTTTGCAAATTTCAAAACATCAGGAACTGGTTCTTCTTCTGGAATTGGTCTAATGACTGCACAACTGATTTTTCCATCCAAAGTTTTTTTCTCAAACCCAAGATAGACATTCTCCAGTTCACAAATTTTCTTGAATTCTTTCTGATTCACTCGCAAAACGCATTTTTTAAAATGGTTTGTAATCCATTCGTTATAGATTGAATCAGATTCAAACTTTAAATGTGCACCAAGAACTGCATGTGCAACCAAAGTTGGAACCATGTAGTCCGGAAATTCATCCAGAACAGCAATGTATAGTTTCATGAAAACGCTCCTAAAAAAGAAATGGGGGAAGTTAATCCCCCAATGTTTAAATCACATCATGGATTCCACGTATTCTTCACACTCATCGTAGAATTCACGAAGAATAACTGCACGTGCAATCGTGTCGGGAACATTTGCGATTTTTTCGGTTTGTTCCGCTTCAATGTAATCCTCGAGAACTCGCACTCGGAATGCATTAACAAGACCTTGAAAATGGTCCACGTAATCAAGAGGGAATTCAATACATTGGTCGTTTGCATTTAGACGACGCATGGCAGTTTCAATGCCAAGTTTCTTGTTAAAATTGTCATCCTCCGAGCAAACAGAAACTGCTGCTTTTACTTTGCGAGTATTGTAATCCAATTCAAACACAACAGTTGCTCCACCGAGATTTGAATCTTCCCAGATTTCGGAATCTTTGCGGATATAACGAATAACGGTAACTTTATCAATCATTTTAAAAATCCTCTTAGTAGAGTTTGTCGAAGGGAACTACATTTTACTTGTGCATTAAGGAGTAGTCAAGTTCTTTTTTTCTTTTCTAGGTCTGCGACCGAGTCTTCAAGTGCTTTAGCAAAATTTAACGCGGTTTGTTTGGACAAAATTGTGCAACTTTCTGTCATATAGAAACCACGAAACCAAATGTCTCTGGTGACTTTTAGACGATGAGACAACCCATTCCAAATTCGATGATACCACCGGTCTCCATCGACTGACTTTTTCCACCAAGCAGATTTGGTTGTAACGTAGAAATTGACCACTACATCTTGATAATCGTCTTGTTCTACCCAAACAGAAATTTCATCGTCTTGATTTCCACATTCACAAGAAACGGTATACCATTTTGCCCCATGGAAATCTTTTTCTAAGCGAATTCCCTGTGCAGGGGTTTGTGCTTGAATCACTCTGTAGTCTCCTCAAATTTTGCCAAATGATCTGTACAATGAGTCCGAATTCGTTTCCCAACCAATACCAATTCCCCATCGAACATATTATTGCTCAAATTCTTTTTTGTCCATTATTTCACCAAAAATTAACATGAATTTGTGAAAACCATTTGAAATTTCCAATTACTTTTTGTCGCAAAAGTTTCTTAACTGGGTCGGGGATAAACTCTCCAACCTCTTGGAAGAATTCGTGCTCTTCTACTATCTTCCCACCAGAAGAAAAAAAATCCCCAAAAATACTTTTGAATTCACGAAGAGCGAGTTCTTCTCTGGAAAATTTCACTGAACCATCAGGATTGAAATCACCAGCATGAGGGAATGCTTTTGTGATTAGCATACTGATGGTTTGCCCCTCCCCCGTTGCAGCATAGTTACTAAAAATATAGAGCATTCACATTCTCTCAACCCGAGACAATTTCCCACAAACAATAGAATCAATCATGTTTTCATCCCGAATGCGAGCCGCTGGATTTTCCCAAAAATAGATGTGTTTGTCAAGGTCTTCATCACTCGAAGCAAGAGCATTAAAAGACTTTCTTTTCATCAACGATGCTGTTACTTCTGGCCAATCATCGTCATAAAACCGATAGTCCCATGAGTACAGAATTGGTTTTTTAAATCTACTGTTCCTTTCTGTGGATGCCCAATGCCCATAAATTTCAGACCATGGTCCATTATAGCATCCGCCACCACCAGTCCCAACGTAAGTCAAGGTTTTATCAAAAAGTTCACTCGCAAACGTGGTTTCTGGCAGTTCATTTTCGAGACGAATCCAAATTCTACCAACCCATCCTTTGTAATTTGTTGGGAGTCCGTCCGTATGGCGTTGATGCCAGTTCTCTACTCCATCAATTGGGCAAGAATGCGTATTTGCAACATCGCGATGTCGCAAATCCCACTTAAGTCCAATCAGACTCCCGTCAGATTCGTAGGTCAATATTTTTACAATCGTATTGCCCAATTCATCTAAAGAGTTTGGCTCTCCAGAATATTGACTAATGATTTTATTTTTCAGTCTGCGCTTGTAGTGACTATGCCTGCTCATAATTGTTCACCAAGGAAAATATTTTGTCAGAATCAACAACGGTTAACCCGTTACCAAAAACAGCACCAGTGTCAATATACACTACATTGCCCAACACGTCGACTTGGTTGAGTGGTGTGTGTCCAACAACAATTGCAGCAATGTTTTTTACAACAGAATTATCGTTCGAGTATATCCTGTTTCTTCCCCAAATGCATTGTTCTAATTCATACGGAGAGAGGTTTTCTGTAGAACTATTTCGGTAGAAGTCCCACTCGCTTTGAACTGCATCTGCATGCAATACCCCAATTTTTCTATCGCCGAAGTCAACTTCAATAAAAGTTGGAAGTTGTTTTGCCAAAGCGACTGCATGACTCTTATCTTCGTCAGATAGTGACAAAAACCAATCTCCTCCATTTCTAGAATAATTGTGGATAGACCAATTTCCTTCGTATGACTTAATCATCATGTCTTCATGGTTTCCAAGAACTGCATGGAACCATGGTTCAGAAATCAATTTCAGGCAATCATACGACTTTGGCCCTCGGTCGATCAAATCTCCGACAGAAATGAGCCGATCTTTTTCAAAATCAAATTTGATAGAAGTTAATTTATCCATGAGAGTTGTATGGCATCCATGGATATCTCCAACAAAATAATCTTTCCCAGTGTTGTTCTGTTGCAACGGTTTAAACACAATCAATTATTCCCAAAGTCAACTTTGCTAAACATGCTGATGAAAACCACGTATTTGTATAGTTTAAAACTAATTTTAAAAAAATCGTCATTTGAGGAAGTCACTGCAATCCCAATTACAGGAGTTTCAGATTCTATTACTCCAGTCTTTAGAAATTCTCTATTTCCGGTGAATCCAAGACCAATCCATTTTGATTTGCAATCTTCAACCATTCTATAAGTAATCACAATTCACTCCCTTTCAGTCGGTGTCTTTGTTGAACAAAGCATCAATTCTGTCTGCACAAAGTTCAAGCATCTTGATTAGATATCTTGCCTCGTCGGAAGAAATGTTCATAGTCATGGTTCCATCGGAACTCTTTACTGCGATGACTACAGTCCCATCTGTAGTATCCGTACCAACCGTGTACGAGGATTTTTCACAATCTGTTTCTTTCATTGGTGCACTCCATTGTTGCCTAGAAAGTTTCGACACAAGATATTTTTGAGTGGTACCAAAAAACATGTCTTTCTCCGAAGAAATCATTGACATAAATAATAACACTATCAACGAGTCTTGTCAAGCACCATTGTGATCATAAAATACATGTTTTCCTATCTGAGCAACAATTTCCATTTTTTTAGCCCACTTTGGAGTAGAAATATAATCACCATGGTAAAACATGCTATTTTCTAATCCAACGACTCTTGCGCCATGTAAGAAATGGTCTACTGCAATTTTGCTTGTTTCCAACGACCCACCAGTTGGATTCTTGTGTCGCTTGGAATCATCCAGAGTCCAACTAAACTGATATGGAGAATATATCACAGAACAAAATGATTTTCCCCATTTTCCACTTTTAATTCTGTTGTGAGTTATTTGAGCAACAGCAATCTTTCCGGCATGTGACTCTGACCCTGCTTCATACGCAACATTTCTAACTAAGCAATCATAGTCTTTTTTACTCAACTTAATGTTTTCTTTTTCTTTGTAATAAATTAATTTTTCAGACAAAGATTCCAATGACTTTTTTAGTCTAGAATGCCGTTCGTCTACTTTTTGAACGACTGTTTGCAACTCACTAATTTTTTCCTGCAACAATTGATTGTGATCATATTGCTGCTTAATTACGATCAACACACCAACTGCGCATAAAACAAGAATAATATTACGAAAAACCATTTGTGTCTACCTCATGTTGTCGCTTTTCATTTTCAAAACGGAGTTTCAAATCATCAAAGGACACAGGAGTATAGTCTATATTTTCTACGGAAACGCAAAAGTATCTTGTGTCCAATTTTCCATCATCGGTCATGACCCTATTTTGATGCAAATGACCGTGAATATTCCCTTTAGCCCACCTTGCAAGGGATGCAGGATGAACAGGAATGTGTGATAAGATATAATTGTCCAACTTGTGGCAGGATCGTATATCATCGAAGTAGGGAAGATAGTCACGAAGTTTAAAAATATCGTGGTTTCCTTTTATAAGGACTTTCCTACCGTTTAACCGTTCCAAAATTGAAAGTGCTTTTCTATTTATCACTACGTCGCCAAGATGGTAAACTCTATCTTTGGGACTAACAACAGAATTCCATTTCTGAACCATGTATTCGTCCATTTCTTCAACATTATCCCATGGACGAAGTTTTGATCCATCGCCACGAAGAAAAGTACACACCCCATGATGGGTGAAATGGGTATCTGCTACTAAAAAAGTTTTTGTCATAATTAACCATTAAACATGGAAATGTCAGAATCATCTGACAAGATGAAATAATTAATCATCAGAAAGTGAAGTTAATTCAACTTCAAGATTCATCCAATCATCACCATCAAGATAGAGTTGATTCACATACCAGCATTTTTCTGAATATTTCCAAAAATAATTGTATTCTTCACGGAGGAAATTCCCAAGATAGTCATGAGTATTTTCATAAACATTCTTATTGACCGGATCATCGGATGGACGTTCGCAATCGTCTGGTTCTTCTTTCAGAACAAGTATCTCGCCTTCACGCATAAGTTCAATGATCTTGTTGTATTCCGAGTAATTGTCTTGCAAAATCACACCGGTATGCTCAATATAGCCATCCCAATGAACATAGATCTGTTCAACGGAACCATCTTCTTTTTCGACTGCAATTGTACTATGTGTTGCCATTGTTTTCTCCAACAGTTGTCTATCAAATCCACAGGTTACTATAATATTTTGCAAAATAATTCAGACCACGTTGGATTCGTTCTCGGTGAGCAAGCATTCCATCTCTGTCAATGACAAAGGTGTTTTCTGGTCCATCAACCAACTCGTAAAATTCTACCTCACCCGACTCATTGTGGATCGGAACATGCCTCATGTCAACTTCACCAGAATAGTACTGTTCTTCCCAATCATATTCTGGATGCAATTGCTCAAATGCCCAAATTATTTCGTCAATTATCCAATGCCATTGCTTTTTCTTGAACTCCCAACCAATTTCAGACTGTTTTTCAGAATCACCGAAATCAAAAAAAAGTTGTGAATCCCAGTCATTTTGGACAGTATATGACAATTCAACCGGAAGATCATCAAAATCTACAGATGGAACACCGTTTAAATTCTGTTTGAATTCTTTTAATAGAGGAAGAATTATTGCTGCTAGAGTGGAATCCGCGCTCCAATAATCCCACCTATCAATTTTCACATTGATCTTTCGTTTTTTCTTGGAATGAATCCAAGAACAAAATAAACTCAACCAAGTTTCTTTTCTGGTAGAATCAAACAACCTATCTGTTTTTTTAGCATTAAATCCATGTGCGAGAAATTCTCCTAATTTAAAAACAAGATCATCATTACTGTCTTTCCAAAAAAGAATTTTTTCTGCAATCTGGTATGGTCCGATGTAGTTGACGTAATTTCCTATGTGAACTTTCATCTGATCACTCCCAATCATCCATCAAGAGACGGAACAGAGACATGTTTTGCACGGACAAAAATGTCGTGGTTGCGAGAAGAGAAATTTCGGTATCAGAAACAGAATAATGCCTCTCATCTCCAAGATGGATTTCTATCATTGAATTTGCAATTAAAGAGTACATTCCCCTTGAAACTGCAAAAGGAATTTCCCACTCTGCCTCTGTTGCAACTTCAACAGCAAGATCGACCACTAAATCAAGAAGTTTTTGTTTGTCAATCATCAGCATTGAATCCTATCAATCCTATCGCGGAGTTTTACTAGACGGGTTAACATTTCTGTTTCTTCCTCAAATGATTCAGAAAGAGATGCCATGTTCTCTTCAACAAATACTCTATACTCTTCCCGTTCTTCATCTGTGAGTAAGTTTTTTCTTCGTTTTTCTTCCATGAGTTGGACATAATTATTGAACATTTCATCCTTGGATTGTTTCTTAATCCACCAAAGATACAATTGGGAAATTTCTTTGTCAGAATCGAATAACGTGTATTCTTGGTTAGACTTCTCATCTACAATCCTGGAAAACTGCGAAAACATCCCATACAACATCTTCCTAGAATACTCGTGTTTGTTCCCAACCTCGAGCTTAGTTTCAATCAAGTGGGTTCTATGCAAGAACCTATTTTCTGAATACTCATAAAAATTCTCAACCAACTCAAAAAATTTCTTAAAGTAAAAACTAAATTGTGTCTTCAGTTCCGACAAATTTTTCATAATTATGATCCCGTCATTAAAAACCAAAAAACCGAAGTTTTTTATTGGTGTCTGTTTCTGCGAACACATGCAATGGGTCTTTTTGCTGTTTTTTTGCAGCAAAAAGAATTCCAGATGCAGGGTGATCTTTTACCAACATCGCAAAGTCTTTCTGATTCTCGATGTGTTTTACTTCTTGCCACTTATCAGAAATAGATTTCATGAACGCTTCTACTTCAGAAACTAGTGGATCAAAGAAGGGGCGATCTTCCTCGAAATAAGAAAGATATTCTTCTTGCTCATTCATAAGCACCAAAGTAAGCGCACGCTTACGGGACAATTGCCCATTTTCTCGAATTCCATGCACCGACACATAAACTGGGCTTTTCATCTTAATGCGCTTGTTCGTCTTTTGACACCAAGCAACAAACCCTTCTTGCAGATCAGAAAGATTCTTTGCCGCTTCAACAATTTTCTCGAATGAATTCAGAGAAATGGTTTCGACAATACGAACTTTATTGGAAAACTGTTTAATTGCTTCCACAGTGCTTTTCATTTTAAACATAGTATCGTATTTACCATTGATGTTATCACGGATTCCAGTAAGAACCCATTGTTCATTTTTGTAGCGAGTTACAATACGATTCCTTGGACCAATCATTTCAAAGATATAAGTCTTATGTTTTTCAGCAACTTGGTTAAAACAAATTTGGAATTCTTCCTCAGTCATTCCCACGAATTCAAGAGCAAGAGAACGGAAAGAAATACCAGTCTGATGGCCACCTTCACCATAATACATAGAACGAGTGCCGATTTCCCACCGATCATCATAACAATTCCACCAGACACGAATAAGTGATCCATCGCACTTTTCCATCACAACTGTATTGGCAATGTCAAAATCTTCATAGAATTCGGGCATTTCTCCCCAGTTAAAAAAACGGTCATATGCACGAGAAACAGGAAGAAGGGTTTGCTTATCAAGAGTGAGGGCGCGACATTCCATCACAGCAGGATTAGACTTAGGAGAATTGATTTGACAGTAGTTCAGACCAACAAACTTTTCATCATGCTGAAGTTTGAGACCAAGGGTTTCATCAAGATATTTTTCAATATCTTCCCAAGATTTGCCATCGTGGAGTTGTTCTTGAAGAATTTGTTTGATATGCATGATTTCACTCAATTAGATTGACAAAAATATGCCTCAAATCGTTGAGGACTTGAGGCAAGTATATTCTACTTCTGTGGGGTTGTCAAACGGTATCTGCCCAATCGTGGATTCTGCTTGATTTTCCAAAACGACATGTATCATTCATGAATGATATACCCCAACAGGATTTGCAAATCATAATGTTACCCCGTCAATACCATACCGAGAAACCATAATAGCGTCCATCATGATTTGCTGTGGCGTAATAGTATCCAAATCGGTGCTAAGAACGGATTTCAAAATCCTTGGCGAAAAGCCAGAAATCAATGCAGTTCCATATTCATCGAATTTGCATTGAACATTTTTAGTCCTTGCATTCACATTCCAAAAAACGATATTTGGACGAACATACCCTGCACTCTGGAATTTTTCTTCAATAACCTGAAAATTAGTGTTCTGCTCGTGATAAGTGTGCTTTGTCACATCATAAGAAACATGCCTAGTAGCAACGTCAAACTCCATGTCACTGACAATAAAAATAAACTTCGGAATATCTCCTTGTGCAACTCCATTCTTTATACATAGATCAAGAAGAAGATCAAACGCCTTCTGAAGGTCTGTGTTCCCACCCCAATCACTGTTTTCAACTTGGTGCAATTTTTCTTGAATCGAGTCACCGTCGTTCATATACACAAGAGTCGGGGATTCGCTAAAAGTCATGTACAAGTTCTTGAATACACCCGAGTTCTTTTCTGCAACATAAATTCCAAGTGAAGTTGCAATATCCATTGCAGAGACTGAACCAGAAACAGGAACACACATGCTACCGCTCACATCGATGATTGGCAACATAGAGACAGGAGAGTCTACAAAGTTCTCGAGTTTTTTCCATTGTGCATCTGCAACTTGGGCATCACCGTGCCTAACAGTTCGAATTACATCGTATGGGTATAGTGCAGCAGTGTTGATTTTTGCTTCACCAGTTGCAAGTTTAGTTTTATATTCATCAAATTTCTTAGAATTCCTTGCAAAAGCACGAGTATACCTTGCCATTGCAACAGACGGAACATGCTCAAAAACGATTTCGTCCCATTTTTTTTCACACATCTTGGTTTCTACAACATTGGTAGTAATAACCAAAAGTTTACGGTATTGTTTTGGAGAAAGCATAAAGTACTTGCGAATGGTTGCTGCTTCTTTTCCTTTCCTTGGACACCATTTGGCTGCAAGTTGATTTCCGCTTTTGATCGCATTTAGCCAACGGGAACTTGCAGCACGGCGAACTTCATCACTTGCATTTGAAGTGATAATAGAAATGTAGTCATCCCACCGACCGATGGTGTCAATGATTCCGCTTTGAATGAGTGCAATCATTTGCGTTTTTGAAGTATTTTCTGCCATCCATTGTAGAATACTACGAACGATAGAACGCTCTCCTGCACCACCACGGACATCCCTAGCCCATAGCGCAATACGAATTGCAAGTTTACTATCCAAGTAATAACAACGCTTGAAGAGGTCAAGTGCACCAGTGTGGTCATTCCGCGCAGACCCAATGACTGAAAACAAATCTACAAAGCACGAATTGCTTGATAACAATGTTTTTGCGCCATTAGCAGTAACGGAATAGTTGATCTTATCGGCTTCTTGGACCAGTGTTTGCACTAGAGTATTCATTACTTTTCCTTGGAGTTGTATCGTGATGAAAATTATACCACAAGATGGGGGTAGTATGTCAAGCAGTATGAAAAAATGATTTGTTTTTTTGTGAACCAAGCAACCCCACCATTCACAGAACTAAGTGAGTGTGATTTCCAATCTATCGCTTTAAATCGTTCTGCCAAATTTTGAACATTTGATTTCAAATAATACCCACGATTGTTCTCATTTACTTCAGACGGTAGTATCAACTTGTGCGGTGCTGCGCCAAAAACAAAATAATCGGCAGCATCTTTATCATTTGTGAATTCAAAATCAGCAATGACTAATTCAGGTTTAACTGACTCACGCAAGTTTTTGTATTGCTCAGGATATTTGTCAGAATTCAACCAAATCTGAAATACACATGGAACATGATAGTCTTCGCCATTTAACAAAAAAGAATTTTGTGGCAAATCAACAGAGTCAACCAAAATCCAATTCTTCGGAAAAACTGTTTGTAGGGTTTCTTTTTTGAAGACTGCTGGTAGAACAAATGCTATGCACTTTGCATAAGGCAAAGAATGCTGAATGAATCTTTTGGTCAAATCATTCCTATTTCCAAATGGGGGATTTCCAACCACCACAGAATCTAGTGGAACAGATTGATCAAACCAATCCCCAAGGATTATGCCATCGCATTCTGGATCAACATCAAACCCAATTTTTGGAGAACGAAGTATCTTGTAAAAAGAACCATCCCCAGCAGATGGTTCTACTAAAGTTTCGTCTTTCACAAATGAAAGTAACCGTCCGTAGCAAAATTCTGCCACAGACGGTTTGGTATAAAACTTATCCAAGTCATGTTTCTTTATTATTTTTTTCTTTGGCATTTAAAATAAATTTTCCGTATAAATCTATACAAAAAGTATAAATCTATAGAATGCCTACATAACTACGAAGGCTCGAGAAAACTCTAAAACCACCCCTTTCGGGTATCGGAACTCGGTATTTCAATCCCAAGTTTTTGATGAAGCCATGAAGTTCTGGCCAAGAACTAAAAACAGGAAATTCGGTTTCCTTCCATCGGTCCTCTAATTTCTTTGTAGTTGGTAGTTCTGGATAAAACTTTTTTGACTTATTTACTACTAAACGATAACCTCGTTGTGCTATCTCAGTGCTTGAAGCAACGGGATCTGGCAAATCAGGACGTAGAACATTACCAATGGTGCTAGTGTAAGCGGCATTGATTTCATATAATTTAGGAAAATATTTATTTAGTGTTGAAGTGAAAACTGATCTTTTCCACTGGTTTTTGCAAAGTCGGTTTAGGTTTTTGCCTTTGTTCATGCTGCCACTTTTAAAGTTCAGTTTTTCAACAAATAACTTATTGACCCTTAGATGTGTTAACCATTTTCCTATTTGATGTGCTATTTCTCTGGTTTCATGTGCTATTTTGTTTTCGTTTTTGTTTTTTCCGGTCAAATCCGACAAACAAAAAAGTTTGGTATCAACCAACCGATTCCCGTCAAAAACTGAAATCCCGATGTAATTGGGGTTCATATCGATGCCAGCATAATCATGATTTCCTATAAATTTCTATAAACAGGATAATCTAAACGCTTCACAGAAGAACGCATCCATGGTGGCATGTCTTACTTCCTCTCCACGTCTGTAATCGGCTAATTCGTCCGATGTAAATCCATAAAGATCACGAAGACCTTCATCTAAAATATTTTTTGCTGCATTTAAGTCACGATCATGATGTGAACCGCAAGTTAGGCAATCCCATTCACGAACAGATAAGTCCATATCGCCCATCTTATAACCACAACAATTACAAGTCTTACTTGATGGATACCACCGGTCAATTTTATGGAAAGTCCGTCCATACCAATTAGCCTTGTATTCTAATTGCCGTATTATTTCACCAAATGCAGCATCAGAAATAGACTTTCCAAATAATTTTTTCATTCCAGCTACATTCAAATCTTCAACAATAATGGTGTCGAATGCATTGATTATGGCTGTAGTTAAATTATGAATCATCCAGCTTCTCTGATCTTTAATCTGTTGGTGAATCTTGGCAACTTCACGGCGTTGTCTTTCGTACCGATTGCTGCCCTTTTGTTTGCGACTTAAATGTTGCTGTGCTCTTTTTAGTTCCGCTTGGGTTTCACGAAACCATCTGGGGTTTTCCACTTTGACTCCATTTGATAGAGTTACCAAGTGGTTTAATCCCAGGTCAACGCCG